CCGTACTCGTAGTTGAGCGGTTCGCCGCCGATGAACTCGTGCGTGTTCCATCGCATCACGCTGGTGTGCCAGTCGGACACAGCGCGAAGTAGCTCTTTCTCCGCGTCGCGTGCGTGGATAGTCTTCTTGCCATAGGAAACGGGATATGGTTGTGCACTCGCTGACCGTCGCATTGTGCACGTAACATAGACAGAGACAGAGGCGACGGAGCCCATCGCAACAGACGAACTTTGTTTGGAAGTCGACCCGTGTTGCGGCAAATGTGGTCTGCACTATGTAGCAAAGAGAGAGAGAGAGAGAGAGAGAGAGAGAGAGAGAGAGAGAGAGAGAGAGAGAGAATGGCTGACATCTTCTTTAACGAGGACGGATCGGATGGCCCTGTCTCCTCCGCTGCGCTTCACCACAGTTTGCTCCTCGCCGGCAAGCACGGACCTCTTACGGAGCGCGCCATGCGTTTGCTGGAAGGCACATCAACGCAACCACTCTGCGCGCGCGACATCGCACCCCGTCGCGCGGAGTGGGCGAAGGAGGGAGACACTGCCTGGGTGACACGCGAATTCGAATACGATGGGAGAATGTATTGTTGGGTAACCGAGGGCCAAAAGCGGGTGCCAGGCATGCCAGTGCGTCCGCGCGAAGTTCTGGAGCCAACGAAGCAGAAGGAGGAAGAAGAGTCCAAGGTCCCTGACCAGCCACTGCGCGAAAAGATGGCTTACGGTCCGTACCGCGGACTTGTACCCTCCGAGCCATGTCGCATGACGATCCAATTGCTTCTGCAAGGCTCCACGGTTCCTGGCAACGTCGCTGCGGGCATGGGCTGCTGCTACTGCCAGCATCCGATTGCCGTTCACCTACCGAGTGCCTAACCAGGCACACGTCAGCGCGGCCAAGAGAAAGAACACGGCGCCCAGATGCCACCAGTTGTACTTTTCGTGAAGAAAGAAATACAAGTACACGTTCACCGCCAACTGCTGTGCACAGTTCCACACGATCTGCAGGAAGAAACCCTTGTACTCGCCATACAGCGCACGGTTGGCCGTCACACTGCACGCATACTCGAGCAGAACGAAGGAGAGGGCGAAGAAATAGGCTACGTGCCACGGGCGGTCACGGAAGCTCAAATGTGCCCACTCGGCGATCTGAGAAAGGAATGCACCCAATATGAGCAGCGGGAAGTACTCCGCGCCCATGTCAGATGCGAACAGGGGGCGGCGTTTCCTCCTTATCCTCCGCGCGGAGGATTGTGATGTCGGCGATCACATCACGTCCGTCTGGTGCGAATGCAATCCCTCCCACCACAAATCCCGGCACGCGCTGGGCGCGGAAATACATGCCAAAGGAATCGACAGCGTCTTGCAGTGGATAGTCAAGAAACACGAAATGGTGCACTTCTCGTGCGTGCACTTGGGTGAGGGCGAGGCGTTGAAAGAATGTGCGGATGCGTTCCATGTCGCGCAAGACGCGCGAGCGGTCACGAAGACCGCGTTCCATGAGAGAGAGCATTCCCATGGATAATGTGATGACTTCCATTCTCTCTCTCTCTCTCTCTCTCTCTCTCTCTCTCTCTCTCTCTCTCTCAATTGAATTTAGTTTACACCTTGTCCCACCGCCACGCGCCACGTCTCGCCGAACGTCGATACGACGAGTCCCCAGTAGCGGGACATGAACGTGTGCACAACGAAGCCAAAGAACAGCAGCATGGGGATGGAGCGCATCAAGGCCCACGCGTAGTTCCAGAACTTGAAGGCACTCTGAACCACGACGAAGGCGAAGATGCATCCCAGTGTGATCGCGTAGAAGAGGGTGAGGATAGCAGTTGCGCGGAGGCCGAAGACGGAGATGGCATAGTCCTGCAGCTGCCACAGCAGGGAGAGGAAGGTGTACTCGGTGGCCATTATGTGCACGTGGGTAGCGGGGAGTAGAGGGGAACAGACACACACTCGGCGTGGCAGTACTCGATGGGTGGAAGGTTCTCGCTCGAGGGAGGCCAGTCTGCACACCCGGTGTTGTACAGTGTTTCCCACGGTAAAGTTAATAGCCAGCGGTTGGCTTCGAGTCGCCAGTCGCCCGTCGCACTGGCGGATTCGGGGCGGAACGCAAAGAACACATCACAATCTTCCGCCTTCTGGTCGTCAAGAAAAAACGGGCGCACGTGCTGCCCTCCCACGCGTGGGGCGTGGGCAAACGCGCGCGCGGGGCCGTTCCAGCTCTGTGTGCCCTGAAACCAGCCAGTGATGTTCCAGACAATGGGTTCCAGCTGTTGCAGTCCCGCCAAAACCCACCCACCGCCGCACGAGATCTCTCCATTCGAATACAATGCACAGCGTCCTGCACCCACGTACCAAAACGACAGAACAGGTAGGAGATCTTCGGGCGACGACCCCGCCGCCAGTTGAAATGCGAACCGCCATTCTCCCTCTCCCTCTAAAGCCAATTCGCATCCCTCATGTGCACCCAGCACGCGCCCCGGTGGTACAAACGTGCAGCGCCCGAGTCTGTGCGGCAGCGGGTCGTTTCGTTCGGCTCGGAGAACAACCGAGAATTGATCCGGGAACGTACATAGGTCCGCAACCGAGAACGGCAGAAGCCAAATGGCCATCCAGTGGACGGGCCAAGCGCCCATCAAATGGACCCTCACGTGCTACCGCCGCGGCGAGACGCTGCGCCCGTTCGAGGCCGGTGGTGGGAAATGGCTGGGCGCGTGGCTGTGGATCCACGACCCCGGCAGCAGCGTGCGTGCAGACGAGGCGGAACCCGGCTGGGTGCGCGCGGCGTGGGGGTTTCGCCACGGCAACGAGTTGCAACTGCGCACGCCGGACGGAGTCGCACTTGCGCGTATCACAAACGTGGAGGACTTTGAGGACGTCCCCACCCAAGCCCGCGCGTGTCCGGTGGAGCGCTGGAAAATCCACGGGCTTCCGGGCGAACCCTTCATTGGCCCGCTTTACGAGGCCCCGGTACCGGGTGGCCTGTTGGGCAGACAACACTACGTCGCTATGGCACTGGAAGACAATGCGCCGTTTGCGCCCGCAGAACGGGCCGCCCTGCTGGCGGCTGCACAAGAGGAACTGCCGAGTCACTCTGAATTGAACTGCCTCGCGGCAGCAGCCACGGTCACCTGCCGCCGTCTGCGCTACCGCAAAGACCGTCCGTTTCGCACAACACGGTCCGTAAGCAAGGAGGCGGTGGACCAATGGGACAACCCATTCCACGCCCCCTTTTCTCTGGCGGAGTGCGTGGGAGACTGCGAAGAGTGTGCGTTTCTAGCCCTCTCTACTATCGTCAAGCTCGGTGTTCCTACGGGCTACGTGGCCTGTCTGGCTGTGGTTGTGCTGGGCAGCGGACGGAACGCAACGCTGCACGCACTGGCCCTGTTGGTGGACCACGAATGGCTGGAGCGACATTGGGACGATCCGAACGACCGCAGCCCCGCCCGCCTGCCGCACCTGCCACTGGAGGGGGTCAACCGACTGCACGCGGAACCGGAAATGGGAGACCCGCCGTTGCGCGAACGGTACAGTGTGCTGGTCGCTCTCATCCGCGCCACGGGCGTGCGTGTGTTGAGCACGAAGGCGGATGTAGCAGGCGTGCCGTGGGAGTCCACTGAAGCGTCCTTTGTGCCGGAGCGGGCGGAGGGCGGAGATCCATCCCTGCTGCCCAAGTCATTCGGGTTTCCAAGCGTCGAGTCCCTGTTGCGCACGGCGGCGGGAACGGAGGGGTTGTGGTACTCGGATGAGTACTACCCGCTCGGCCGAGTGATTGAAAACAGGCCGATCAAAGACTGGTGCGAAACCGCATTGCTGTCCGTTGGGGTCCCGCGCGCACACATGTTTGCGCGCGGACGGAACATACGCGAGCAGACAACCTATCCCAATCCACAGCGGGACGGAGAGTATGTGTACCGCATCCTGCTCCGCGTGCGCGACGAAGGCAAAGATGGCATTCCACAGGCACGCAAGAGTGAGATGGGCTTTCAAGGACGCGTTGCGCTCACCTACGTGACGCGTCTGCTTGGAGAGATTCGAGAGGGAGGCGCCTCGCGCATTGCGACACGGACGGACCATGGATCCGTTGTATTCGAGATTGCATCCTCATGTTGGTTTGCCATGCGCGTGGAGTACGATCGCCCCCGCTTCCGCGCCGATGTGGGGCAGGTGCGGAACGTGATTGCGGAAGGAATTGTGCGCGACGTCGCCTATGTGGTTGTGACCGGTGTGGTGGGCCCATTCTGGATCACCTCTGATCAACTGGGCGATTTGATCAAGTACTACGAGCGCAACCGCAACACCATGCTTCACACAGACGTTGGGTACGTGTTTGCAACGCCCGTCGATGTGGGCCTGCTTGCCGTGGATGCGGCGCGATGGTACACGGAGGCGGTGGAAGAAGATTCCATGCACAACCGAGCCACGGGGGTGCCCCGCAACGGATCGTATGTGAACATTGTGGATCCCGTTGGCTATGGCGTCTTCCCCACCGTGGACCGAAATGCGGATGCGGAATGCACCCAAATCGCGAAACGGATCACGGAGCGGCTCAATCACATTCTGCCTGGCTGTGTCGGCACCGACACGAACATGACCATCGAATTTCATTCCAAGGTGCCCAAAGACAATCACGTTCCGTATGGCAAGGAGGGAACCAGAATTGTCGCCAGAAGCAGTCGCGTTGTTTTGACGAAAGAGCTGGAGGGCAAGGTCGCTGGGTCGCGCACACAGCCGGTGATTCGCTATCCAGACTGGGCAAGTTTCGACACATGGCGGTTTGCAGAACGCGTGGTGCTTCCCATGATCAGCGTGTCGCGCGCTAGACTGCCCGTTGCGCAACCCAAGCCCGAGTACACTCCGCAGGAGAACGACGCCGGTCCCCCGCGCACGATCGCATTCGACCATGGGGCAACCCGCTTCGGTGCGCGTTTTGTCGATTTCCTTTCCGCCCTTCGGCGTCAGGCGGAAGCGCGCGGGTTGCAATGGGTAGACGATCAATCCACGGCCAGCATTGTGGTTACTATGCACGCACCCGTGGACCAACGGCTGCCCATGCACCGCGCAAACGACACAGACGTGTGGCGTCCGCCCCGTGTGGGTGAAGCGTGTCGTATCTTGTGTCTTGTTGTGGTGCGCGATCACACGGATTCAGTGCCGGTCGAGCGCATCCCCTTCCTGGCCGAACGGTGGGCGGGAGAGGATTGGGGTCTGGACCGGTTTTGGGTGCGCTGTGTGGATGCGGCTCCGTGCGACGTGATTGACATTCGTGCCCTCACGGAACACATTGTTGCGCGAGTATACGTGCCCGACGCACCCAGAGACGAAGTGCGTGAGGTGGTTGAGGAGAAAGACGAAGCAGAACCGATTGCAGCGGGTGCAGTGGCCGAACCCGTTGAAGACGCCAACGGTGCAGCCATGGATCCCATCGAGGAAAACGGCGAAGAGGCCGTTGGCGCCGGGCCGGACGTTCCGGATGCAGCGGAAGAGAAGGCTGCCATTGCGGCGGACGAGGAGGCACACTACACACCCGTTGTCATTGTCGGTGACGAAGCGTTTCGGGAGACCGGTGGGTCTATTCTACGCGTTATGAATGGCGTGACACCGGAGAATGCCGTGAAGTACCGCATGGCCCTGCCGGGAGAACGTGCAAACAATGTCATGCTCGTTGCGAACATGAGTGACGGAGTGGATGGCACGCTGCAGATGGTGCGGAAATACCAACGGCAGCTCGGCGATGACTTTTTTGTGCTGGAGTTGACCGACAGAAAGATCGAGATGTGGGCGGACGCTTTGAACGCGTCAAGGGCGATGCGCCAAATGTACTTGCCCTGGGGCGCGGATCAAACAGTCGCCGTCTACGTCCTGTCTATCCCCGATGGCGAACTCTACAACGGACAACTTGTGTACCTCCACGCGTGGATGGGCCGCAACTTCCAGAGGGGCCCAGTTGAGGGGGAAGTCAAACAACCCGAGCCTGAGCCGGAGCCTGTCGCGGAGCGGATAGAGGAAGCCCCTGCAGCACGCGCCATTGACGAGGTTGTTCCACGACACGCGTGGGGAGCCCTGGTGCAAGGACCGCCGTTTCGCGCACACCTCCTGGGCGACGTGCGCATCGGGCAAGAGTTTGTCGTTGCACTCGGCGGCGCGCGACCGGGTGCCTTCTATGTTGCGGGGGAGGGGGAGGACTATTCCATCGTCATACTCGTGGCGGCGCGCGGTGCACCCGCGTTCCAGGGAGCGATTCCGCCCGGTCCGTTGTTTGTTCTCTCGCCTACCGACGAGCCCACCCGTCAGGCGGGGTGGGCCGTGCACGTGCCAGACTTTGGTGGTCTTGGACGTAAAGCAGTACGCTTCAATCTGCAGTACGAGAAGTCAGCCCCCCATTTCACAGAAGACGCAATCGCGGTGACGGCACGGGCCATCGCGATGGAGGTGGGCCACGCGTTCGACGACGAGCTTGATGTCACACACCGGAGGCCGCCTCCGGTGCAATTCAGCGACGCCGCGGCAGGCGGTGGTAGTTCTGCCGCCGCCGCGGCGGTGGCTCAGCCGCCACCCGACGCTGCCCCCGCTGCCAGACGCGCACATGCAGGGGTCAAGAGGCGGGAGGTCATTCTCGTTCGCGCCAACGCGGATGCGAGAACGCCAGGCAGTCAGAACCTTGCCATGGCGGAATTCATGGTCCTTGCAATGGGCTCGTTGATGTCAACCCTCGGCGATAGGTTTGACTTTGAATTGGATGACGAAGTCAGAACCGGGGTGGTGAAAAGTGATGCACTCGGTGTTCTTCTTATTTCACTGGTGGACCCACAGAATGTGACGCACGTCAAGGACGACGTGATGGTCGATGTCAACCACATGCGACTTCGGGGCTACCGAGGGCGCATGTTCATTCTTCATTTGCTAACAAGTGGCGCGTACATGGACCGGAAGATGGACGGTGTGATGAAACAGGAGCGAGGTGCGGTGATCATCGTTGACCGGCCTGTGAAGCCAGATGCGCGCACGCGATACGCGTACACATTCCGCGACGAAGAAAACGTTGCTGCTGCCGTTGAGGAGTTTGTTGGCGCCGTCGCAAGCTGGGAGAATGTCAAGTATGGCGATGCTCGTGCGGGCCCAGCCGAACGCAAGCAGCCAGAGCAGCACCGACGAATCGAGATCAAAAGCGAAGTGGAGGATGGCGCGTTTGAGTTGGCACCGGTCGGGGAATACGGCATTGCCCCCGCACGGAAGCGGGCTCCGGCCTTCAAAGCCACCGCAGCTGCGGCCAACGCTCAACAGCGTCGCAACGGCAAAGCGCCGGCACAGGGGGAAGAAGAGGAATTCGCTGCCCCCGCGGCGGCTCGCGGGCCACGGCGCGCACCGCAACATACGAAAGAAGATGCCGCCTTGCTAGCTGCCATCAACAAACAACTCGATGCCAAGAACGCACAGCGGGCGGCCGCGTTGCAGCGCGACAGGCAACGCGAGAGCGCAGCGGCGGCGCGATCCGGTCCGCGCCAGAGGACAACTGTTGTTCCAAAAGCGGAAGCAGCGGCAGCGGCGGAGGAGCAACCTGCACGGCAACGGGCGCCGGTGCGACAGCGAGCCCCAGCATTTTCAAAGGCCGGAGCAAGGAATGAGTACCAGGGTGGTGGAGATGAACGCGGGCGACCTGCGCGCGCAGGGCGGGCGGGATCCTACGACGGCGGCGGAGGAGGCGATGCAGCCGAAGAAAACGAAGCGGGTGGCATCGGTGCACCCGGTGGACTGGAGGACGGCGAGGCAGGCGGGGTGCCAATTGCGCCACCGCCCGCGGTTCGTATCGGAGACGGGGATGAACCGCCCGAGGCGGCCCCCGCAGCAGCAGCTGCAGCTGCAGACAACGAGGAGGAGGAAGAAGAAGTCGAAGTTCAAGAACGTGCACCACAAGCCAGGGCTCCGCGCGCACGACAGAGACAACCCGTTGTGCGCGTGGAACGCAACGAAGACCAACAAGAGGAACGCGCGGTTCGCGTCGCCGCCCCGCGCATCCGTGCGCCAGCGTTCAGAGCGGCTGCGGCACGCGCCGCCAGCCCAGCTTCCTCGTCAGCTTCCTCGTCAGCCGCCAGTTCCCCTCGTGCTCCCATTACTCCAGATCGCCAGTTCGAGGCATTCGAGGAGCCAGCCTTCCAGCCGCGCCCCCGTGTTCGCGGCGAGGCGGTGATTGATGCCATTCTGAATGGCGCTATCTCGTCCTATGCATCGTACGGAATTGTAGATCGGCCGACCATGCGTAACGATTATGAATAAACCGGTGTGCCCTGCTTTCCGCATACCGTCTCTCTGATGAGCACAAACAAGAAGCAGAAGGGCGCGGAGGGCGCGCCCGTCGAGGTCAAGCACGAGGACAAGCACACCGAGGAGGCCAAGCACCATGGAAGTGGCAAGGCAGAGGCCGCGGCGGAACACCTGGGCACGGCGTTGAGTCCGGAGGAAGCCAACGCACACATCCACAAGTTGTTTTTGCGGTTGCAGCCGCGACCGAGGATCGCACGGCGCATCAAGGCAACTAGACGAACCAAAGTTCATTGAGTTTGCTTCTCTCCGCGCATCACTTGCAAAATACATTTGTCTCCGTCGAACGCGGTCGGCTGTTGCATCATACGCATCATTTGATAGGTCGACATCATGGTCATGAACCGGTAGATGCAAAACACGACAACAACGAAGACCACGGGCAGCAGAAGATAGGTGTAGGAGAAGACGAGTTCCAGGAAGCGGGCGCACATGCCCCAGCGGTTGCACCCCAGCCACTCCACCGGCGCGCTGGCCTCGCGCGCCAAACGTCGCAGCGTCAGGTCAGCCGCGTGGGCATAGTCGTTGGCGCCCGCGTGCTTCGCCAACTTGCCGCAGTCGATGGATTCGTGCGGCACTTCGCCATGCAGGCAATTGAGTTCAAAGGACCGCTGGGCGGCGGATTGGTCGTGACGCGCGCGCGCCAGGTAACTGGGGAAGAGAGAGACGGCGTGAAGCAGCAACCAGCCGAGGAGGAGACTGAGTACAGATGTGATCAACAGGAAACCGATGTCGTAGGGAAATCGGCGCCGCAGAAACGACGCCTTCTCCATTCACGTCACAACGGTACGTAACTACAAACACATAGGTTTATGCCGATGCATGCACCCGCTATGCACGCGTGGTTCAACGCATCGCACGCGCAGCGGCGCCGCCGCCGCCAAGGCGCGGAGGCCGGTGGCATGCGCCCCATCCTTCGCATGCGCGAGGCCAAAATGCCCAAGTTGCGCATTGTATCGGTGTCTGGGACACAGGGAAGGCCGTATGACAACGCCAAAGAAGACGACTTCGATCGCATGCACAAGAAAATGCAACGGCTGCGCCTCCGGGGGAGCACACGCCGCGTCAAGTTGACGCCCGAGGTGCGACGGACGCTGCGCGAGGCAACCCAACCGCGTTCCAGTAGGGACCGGCGGAACGACCTGCATCTCACGTCGTCACGTGGACAACTGGGGATGAGTCAATACCAGCGCGCCCTGTACCGGCTGCACTGGCGCGGGCAGCCGTTGCCCGTCGAGACCAATACCGATTGACCCAGATGGGTAAACAATGAACCGCAAATTGCGTGTGCGTACTTTGTTCGGCAAACCATGAACGCGGCTGCGTTGATCTGCTACGCCCTCGCGGCGGACCGCGACCCGGATGTCGCGATGCGCGCGCAGCCCAATGAGTGCCTTCTGACACAATCGTCCAAGCGCACTGTCGAAGCCCTCATGCTGGGCGACCGCGCGTGGGAGTTGACCAAGTCGCTTGATGTACTGCCCCCCGTGCGTTTCCTCACGCGCCCGTTCCCTTGGTCCGGCCTGGTGCGCGTCAAGGCCGTGGTCTTTGAGTGGCACGAACTCATTGACGACGACGTGCGCCCGGAGGACCGCGAATACGGCCCCTGCTTTTGCGCCTTTGATGCAGCCATGAGCGTGCACCAGCTGGCGGTGGATCTATGGGAGGCGGAGAACGACGCCGAGGGCGACGAGGGCGACGACTCGGACGAGGATGCTCCACCCCGCAAGCGCAAGCGCAAGCGCCCGCGTCCGCCCAAGGTCGGCGCTGGGCCGTGCGCCGACGAGCCTTGCCACAGTCCGATGATCTGGATCGGCTTCATTGTCTCCATCGAGCTGCCGCCGCGCGTGCTGATCCAGCCTGAGCGCATGACGAAGCTGTTTCACCAGATGACGCGCGACGCGTACCGCGAGTGGAACGAGGAGGTCGGCCCGCTGTGGAACTCCCCGCGCGCCGTGGAGGCACTGAGTGCACTGAAGGCCCCTGATGTGCGTCTGTTCGAGCGCATGCAAGAGTTGATCAAGAACCCCAACCCACCGCTTCCCGCGCAACACGCCCTTCTCTCGCTCAGCGTCAAGGCGCTGCCCGCCAACCCCAACGACCGCCGCGAGCTGTTGGCCGTTGTGCCGAAGGCCAAGAAGGCGCCGAGCGTGGAGCAGGCGCTGCAACTGTGGCTCTACTGGAAGACGCTGCCCGGCGTCGAGCCTTGGGGTTTCTGGGACTGGGTGATCTCACACGACCTGTCGTTCGCCGCCGCCGTCATCTCTCTCATGCGCACCGAGGTGGGCAACCATTTCTCCGAGATGTCGCGCCTGGCCACGGCCATGGAGGCGCTGTCCATTCGCCCCGGCGTGTGGCGCGTCACGAACGACGACGCGGATCCACACGCGCTCTCGTTTCTCTCTACGCTCAACGCCATCATGGTGACCGACTCCTCCGTCAAGGTTGACAGTCTGGTCATCGCACGCGGGATCGACCAGTCGCCGCTCGGCGCTCCGGAGCTGGCGCTGTGGCGCGAGTTCTGTCTCTGCGAACACCGCGCGGACGTCAAGATCATCCCCGAGCCGTGGAAAGACGAGCGCCGCATGGGAGACTTGCTGGCTGCCATGGCCAAGAAGCCGCCTGGCTACTGCGCACTGGTGTCTACATGTCCCTCCGTGACGGCGTATCTGCAACAAGTGATGGCGGCACGCTCGGTTGATCTGCGCGTGCAGGACCGGCAGAACGTCAGCATCGAGGCGCTGTCCGTTGTGCCGTGTCTGATTCTGGCGGGCGCGCACGTGCGCAACACCGCCCGCTTCGTGCGCCAGTTACTGGAGAGTCGACAGAACTTCGCCTCGGTGCGAGACCAGAAGGGACAGCACGCAACGTTCATCCTCGGCGACCAGTTCCTGGCCCAACCTTTGGGCAACACGGCTTGGGCAGCCTGGTGCCATGCCATTGCACCGAATGCAGTCATCCCAGAGTCGGCGGATCTGCCCGCCCCCACCCTCCGCCGCGCACCCAAGGGTGTCTATTCTGCCAAAGCGCACGTGCGCGGCATGAACTGGGTGGGCGACATCCCGTTCTACAGCGAGGAGAGCTGTGCTGTGGTGTACGAGCATTCGGCATGGCTGCGCTATGCGATGGAGCTACTGCGCCCAATCAATGTCGTCTATGTGGGTGAGGCCGAATAACATGCATACAATGAACGTGTATTGACATTTAGTCGAGTTGCCACCCTTGCAAACGCGCCTCCTCGCGGAAGCGCGGATCTCTGCGCACATCTGTGGTCCAGTAAGACGCCATCATGAGCGCCATAACCAAATCGTCCTTGTTGCCACCGCCCTTGCCGGAGAACGCAAGGCGCGACTTCTGGAACACGTCGTCGTGCGGCGCCTTGACGGTGCGGCGAAACATGTTCAGCTGCTGCACCAGTTTGAGCCACTGCTTCTCGGGCGCGCGTGCGTCTTTGCCGTCGGGTGCGATGGTCACCAACGTCTTGGCGCGCCGCAAACAGTTGGTGGCGAGGATTCGCTCCATGTCACGACAGTAGAGTTCCTTCTCAACATCGGTGGTCCACACGCCCGGCCGACCGCGCCCGGACTCGTCGCGCGAGAGCACGAAGCTCGGCCGCATGTACGGCTGTGAGAAGAAGGCGCCAATGCGGTCTGCACCAGTGAAGCTCATGTTGGCCTCGGTCACCACTACAATCACGGCGCCAGGGAAGGCTATTCGCACGGCCTCTGCGTTGCGCCGAATCATCGCCGTGATGTCCGCATCCACGAACGAGGGAGAGCTGTCCACGCCCAACACCTGCGAGGACTTGTTAGCACAGATGATGGCAGGCACAGCCGATCCCCTCCGTGCCCCCGACCCCACACTCGGTGCACTGGACTTCTGGTGCCGGGCCGCCATCGAGTCACTGGATCGACCAGACTATCTTACGGAAGCCGCGCCCGAGCCCGTGCACCCAGACGTGCGCACGGCGCTGGCCGAACTCAGTACCGCGCGCACCACCGAGCGCCGTGTGCTGCTGCTGCTGATTGTGCTGAATGGCAACCGCAACTTCCAGAACTGGGTGGGCCAGCACACGCCTGCCGTTCTCTTCCAGCCGTTTCTTCAGTATCTGCACCTCTGCTGGCTGCACGTCTTGCGCGGGACACGCATGGACGGACAGAGTGCCGCAAAGCTGGTCGACGTGGAGTTCTCCAGCATCGGGGAGTTCGTGCACCACATGCGCCTCACGCATCTCATGCAGCGGCTCTTACCACGTGATGTCCCTCGTAGAACGTCGTGATGACCAGCGCGAAGTCCGACTGCGTGCCGCCGCCCGCAGGGTCCACGGCGAACGTGACGAGGCCCGGCCGGCGCGTAAACTCCACCGGTGGGCGCTTCACCATGTCGGCGATGTATGGTTTGAATACAAAGAAATCCGACGACACCATGAGACCCATGGCCTCGCGTCCGAAGGCAGCTGAGTCGTCTCCCATGATTTGCTGCAACATGCGATGCCGCGTGACCGTTTGCCAGGGCGGGAGGCGGGACGTGCGGTGCTCGCACTTCTCCGGCTCTCCTTTCTCCGTGCACACATCACAGGCCAGGCCGACTTTGACAATGCGAAACAACGGCTCGTCGGTGTGCGGGTTGACCATGTCCAGCAACATGGAGTAGTAGTTGAACCCATCTTGCGCCGTCGAGATGCCGATGAGCGTGGCGTACTCGACTTTGAGTGTGGGTGCAACCACGACGTTGAAACACTTGGAGTCAACGAAGGCGGCCTCCTCGAGGATCACAATATCGGCACCCGTTCCACGCAGACCTAGGACAGACAAAAGTCGGCACTGAGCCACGTTCTCGCCACAGACACAGACAAACAACACAGAGAGAGCCCGTTGCCAGTGTCCCGCCCAATGGATCCCTACGACAATCAGCGACGCAGCGCGCTTAGCGCAGAGAACCCGGGGCCGGGCTTCTCAATGGTGCGCAGCACCGACAAGTTGCTCTTTGGCCAGCTGGTGCCGCAATCGGCCGAGTTCTGGGGCTCACTGAGTGGCACATTTGTGTTTTCCGACCGGTCGCACCATGCGGTTCTCTCCGCGTTGCGCCAGGGGGCAGAGGCGTCGCGCATCCCGCTGACGTACACAAAGGGAACCCCCGTGCGCGTGGGCGTGCACGGGGAAACGTCAGTCCTGGCCACGGGTGGTCCGTTTCACGCACCGCTTCTATCCGACTGCCACGAGAAGTGGGCGCTCTCCGTCGACGATTGGGCGCGCCTGGTGTTGTACATCGTGTTTCACGGCAAGAAATGCACGCACTTCAATCTGAGCGATTGTCCACCTTGCCTCGCGCGCGTGCTGCAGTGCTGCAGCAAGCATGTGCAAGGGCTAACCGACCCGGTGGCGGGCGCGGACCTGGCATGGCGCATCTTGCCCAGTGCACCCGGTGCGGGGCTGAAGGACGCGGTGCGCGATCGACGCGTGTTGGTGTTCTGTTTCCTGGCCACGAAGCAGTGGGTAGTCAAGTACAACAACCAGTTCCACCTGCGCAGTGTATGGGAAACCGTGTACAACACGTTGCGCAAGGATGTGCCTGCACTGGCACGCGGAGACGGCATCGCATCCCACATCCCCATCGCCAACTCCATCATCAGCACGTCTTCTCGCTTTCTCGAACACGTCACCGAGTTTGCCGAGAATTTGCGTCTGCGGTTGCGCGATTTGCTCATGCGGGACTCCAATGACGAATTGTGGGCCGCCGCGGCGCGGGTGGCAGTGGTCTGGGAACGCATAACAGAAGGGGTGTCAGAACTCCAAGCCCTGGCCACGAAGAGAGTAACGGATGCAGAAGTAGCAGACGAAATGTTGCGAACGTATCAGGTACACACACACACACACACACACACACACACACACACACACAGAGAAATGAATACAGAGAGAGAGAGAGAGAGAGAGAGAGAGAGAGAGAGAGAGAGAGAGAGAGCTTGAACGCGTATCAGTTTGATCGTCTTGCTGAGATCGACGAGTTCCCTGATGGTGTATGGGAACGCCTGGACGGTGTTAATCGGCTGGATTGGTTGAATTCCCCCTATCGTTTCCCACGCCGCAGCACCGCCTTCGAGTCGCGTCTCTTCCGGCGCGACACTCCAGTCCTATGGGTGGGCTGGAGCAGTGAGATTGCCCGTCGTGTCTGCCGTCTGGCTGGTTGGATGCATCTGGTTGCCATGGGCAAGGTGGGAGGTGGAATTGCGATGCCCTTGGCTCCCCTCCTCACCCGCGCGTTGGTATCTGTGACGCCAGAGCTGGCGGCGGTGTTGCTTCAGAAGTTCTGCTTGTTTTTTCACACGGCCGAAGTCGACACCGCAACCATGACGGAGCTGTTCAAGCGTTGCTGGATGCCACTGCTCTCCCGTCCCAGTCTTCCAGCCAACCAGAGGCTTCTCTATCTCCTTGCGTGTACAGGCGGCACACATTCACTTCGGTCGCGCGCCGTGACAGAATTGACGGATCTGTTGCGACCGCCCGGTGACAAACCGGAATTCAAGCCCCTCTTGCGTATGTGCTATGAGCTGAACAGCGCCGCCACAGCGGGCTTCACGGGAGAGTTCTTTCCGCTCGACGCCGACCTCCGGACGCGTCTCTTATGCGCCATCTGTGAATCCACACACGTGGAAGAGATTGCAAAGTGGTCCAACACCAATTGGCGTGTGTTGGTGAACACGCCCGCTGCGCACAGCTTCCAGGTTGGCCATAACGTGTGCTGGGCAGAGCCAACTGGCCCCTCGCGTCTGGCGGAGTACATTCGACAGGGCGTCCCTCTTCCCCTCCTGCGCATGGTGGCTGCATTCTCCCACCGTGTGCGCACGTCCATGCTTCCGCTGTTCCAGCGCATCGCAGCCACGTTCCAACTGCACGAGGGCTGGGTGGGCGTGGGCGCCAGCGATGGCTTCACAGCGCTGCGGTCCGAAGTCACCCATGCCTTTCTTCACACCGTTCTTCACCAACCCGAAGCCGTGCGCAACGGCCTTGTCAAGGGCATAGAAGAACACTGGCGTGTGCATGAACCACACGTCGTGGAACAGGCGCCGTGGGCCGACGCGCCATCTGATTTCCTGGCGCCGTTCCAGCCACGCAGCGAGTGGGAGCCAACCAACGCTCTGGCTGCCATCACGGCGCTGGAGAGTCTGGTGCGTGGATCCCGTTGTCGCTGGGCGGGACTCACGTGGCTGCACGCCATGTACGCAAAGAGCTTCCCACTGGCCAAAGACGCGGGCACATGGCTGTGGCCCGACGACACGCTTCCGCTGCTGGTGGACTGCAACTCCGTGGCGGCGGCTGGACCGTACATGCGCGAAGTGATGCGGCGTGGATTGCCACTTAACAGCATCCAGCTCAACCCCACCAGCCCGGCCCATCTGGGACACGGCAACATGGACGTTGAAGTAGCGCTAACACACCCGGGTGATATAGCCGGGTCGGCCTCGCAGTAAAACGAAGGATGGAATCCCTCGGATGGCATCCGTTGTGTGTGGAAGGCAGAGACGTGTTCATCCGTGTCGAAGAGGGCAAGGCTTCGTATCGCACGCAAGCGGAACACGAACGACTGGTGCAGCGCGAGTGGGAGTCAATCGAGGACCGCATCTCGCCCCCCGAGATTCGCGAACGTGTGCGCGCGCTTGCCACAGACGGACGGCCGTTTGACGAGTTTCCCAAAGTTCTCCAGCTTCTGATTGAGAACCCAGGTGCATCCGCGACATGGGTGGACTTTGAGCGCTACCCCCACGCTGCGTTTGTGCACAACGCTTCCTTCAGTGCCATGATCAAGGAAATACCGGAATGGACGTTCGACACCTATTGCCGACCGATTGTCTACCGTGGGCCGCCCAACAGTATCATTCGTCCCCTGCTCGCTGCGCTTCGCGTGGACAAACTCATCGGGTATCGTGTGCTTCAATATGGAAACGAAGCTGTTGTTCTGTTTCTCATCTACGCCGAGCCGCGTCTCAGCCGCTCTGTGCACGCCGTAGAAGACGCCGATCTGTTGCGCGAGCACTGCGACGACGTGCGCGGATTTCTGGAGGCCGCGCGCGGGTACCCAGAGTCCGTGGGTGCTGTGAATGCCGAGCCCAAACCCGGCTGGTTCATTTCGACACTCGACACGGCGTTCTGTCACACCAGCGCCTGGCGCGTGACTATGAATGCGAGCCAGACCGAGTTCCACGTCGAGTACAGCGCCGCTCCGCGCCCGTTTGTGACGGTCGCAGACGAGGTGCACGATCCCGCGCCTGTACTAGCGTCACGGTGAGGTCCCAACTTCAGCGCGATGTGCACACAGGCCAACATTCCAGTAAAACTATGTGTGTAAGAATGGCGGATCTTGCGAAGTTCCTGAAGCGGAAACGCGTTCCGCCTCCCGAGGAAAGCGATGCTCCGCCGGCGGTGGATCACCCGCCCAAGCGCGGAAAACGCTCTGCGCGTCGCATGCGCAACAAAGTAGCCGCTACGGCACCTCTCATTGTTCCTGCCTTTGAGGCTCACGAGGCCGCGCCGCCACAGACCGTGGACGTGCGCGTTGCGACGTTGACGGAGCTGGTGCGTCAATTTCCCCATCTCATTACCGATACGGGCGACGCGGCAGCGGATGCGGCAGCTGCAGCAGACAGGAGCGCGCGAGCAGAAGAAGAGCCGCCTGTTGTTGCGCCATGGCTGGACCGAGCGTTCACGCGGATGATCGAAGAGCTCCCGGAAGTGCGTTTGCTCAGTGACAACGTCGCGCCCGCGCAAGCAATGAGCTGGCTCATGCAGAGACAGAGCAGCCTGCCGTTGCTGCGCGTAGAAGACGAGAACTTCTTGCTGCAGGAGGCGGGCGATTTCGTGATGCCCGATGGACACCTTGTGCGCTTTCCACCCTGTCGTCGCCTCGACAACTGCGCGGCGCGGGTGTGGAACATCGGAAACGCACCGGAGCACGCTCCCATGCTCACACAACTTATGTACGACGCAGAAGTGAAGGCCCTGCTCAGCGAGGGCACGCCGCCCCTCGAGAGTCGCTGTTGCATCCTTTGCTGTCGCATGCTCACGTACGAACTGATCATGTCTCTGCGCTGTCACAGCGAGAGCGTGCGACTGTCGGAAACCATAATGATTCAATTGTACCGCAACATTGCCGGACGGGTGGGCGGATATCGGACCGAGGACTGTGTCTTGCCACAGACGGGTGTGTGGGAGGGATTCTTGGATCCCATCGCCATCTTCAAGCCCTTGCTGCTGCGGTGGGAGTTCGACCCAGTCGTTCAACGCTGGCGGATCAACCAAGATCTTATGGTGTTTCGGCCCATGTGCGACGGCGCCGGCGCGGGTGTACCGCGTCCCTACGAAACGCCGCAGGATTTTCGGCTGCGGAGCGAGACAACTCTGCGCAACGCGAGCACTCACAACCCGCTGAACCGCGTTCAGCGGCTCATTGAGTCCCTCGCGCCTGCCTCGCTCCGCGCCGATCTTTTGCGCAAGACTCCGCCCGCCGATTGGGTTGTCTCTATCATTCGCCGCGGTGGCTACGACGCCGCGGTGGTGTTGGATGCACTGCTGCTCGGCGACACCAGGCGGTTGAACGTAGATGACGTGACATGCGAAGACAGCGTCAGCCTGCCACAGTGTCACGTCGCGTTGCTGCAGTCGTCGCTGTGGGTGTCACGCACGACTGCCCAAGGTGGAAAGCAACGACTGGCGCCCGGCATGGACTGGGTGCGAGCGCTGTCCCACCTCATGGGCAAGGGCGCACCGCTCCGGTGCATGACACGCAAGTTCCCTGCCGTGTGTCTGGAACTGCTGGAGCAGTTCAAGCCCCTCGACAACTGCATGCGCCAGTGGGCGCTCTGCAGCATGCTGGGCAACTACCGGGCCGCGCACGCGCGCGGGGATGTGCGACCCTATCACCCAGAAACCCGCAAGCGGCTGTACGCACTGTTTAACTCGGACGACGGGTGGCCTGTGTTCAAAGACACGCTTCGCGGTGTGTTGGTGTTCATCGTGCGCGAAATGGTAGTGGCCGAGGTTCTCTCTGTGCCGTCTATGGTGCTGGACCTGGAGAAGCGCATCAACTGGCCTGCCTTTCGCTCCGCTGTCGGGTGCACGATGGCTGCCATCCGCTCCGTCGTCAATCACGCAGTCGAACACACCGGCACGTGGCCTAGCGCCGAAAGTCTGGCTGCCATTGTGGAACGTGGGCATCATGACGTACTGGCCGTGGCGCACCGCCGCCCGTTGCAACCACTCGTGCGCACCATCACGGGTCAAGCGTTGCGCACCGTGATGGCAGGGCTTCCGCCCTTGCCTGTCGAAGTGCGCGACGTGATTGATCAGTGGACACGGGCGCTGCCACACGGACCGGCGGAGCTGGGTGTGCAATTCATGCCTTGGTTGCATGCGTTCGGCGTAACCAACTCCGCGCGCGCGGAGTTGTGGAAGCTGTGTCTGAACTACGAACGCGAACTCATCAGCAAACGAGAATTGAATGACCATCTTGTCGCATTGGCGCAGAAGTTCCCGCGCGCGATCAGCATTGTGCACGCCTGGTGCCAATCGTACCGGGACGCCCAGAGGTGTGTGCAATGGACACTGCCGCAACATTACACCATCAACCAAGCCGCTGCCATTCGCGAACGGTTGCACATGGGCCCCAACGATCCGCTGCCGGACTACACTGTGCGTGTGCGCCTCTGCCGCGGATGCGCCTGTATGTTTGATGGCGCGTACATCTGGGCCGATGCTACAGCCACCAAACCCGTGCGTGCAGTGCGCAAGATTCTGCGCGGCGCGCGTGCTGACCTGCGCGACGATACGATCATCTGCGACCAGTGTGAATACGACCAGAAGCGCAACGTCTCGGTGCAGTTGGTTCTTTTGCTTGGCACTGTACTGGCGTGTCGCCGCGGGTTGGTGTTGCTCTGTCCACAACCCGGGTGTGGCTATCCAATGGTTCTGGACCCACGCTGTATCTACACGGAGTACGGCGTCGCGTGTGCGTCCTGTACCATGGCGGCGACAGAGCGCCCGCCGTTCGCAACATTGTGGGACAAGACGTGCCACCTGTGTCACAAGCGCGCACGCGAGCCGCGTCTGTTTCCGCCAGACATCACGGTGTGTGGGTATCACGTGCGCGAAGAAGTCGCCGACGCGTGGAACTACACCGCAACGCGTGAACAGACGTTGGCCCATCTGCGAACGTACTCGGAGCGTCTGCGGGATGTGGTGTTTGCCATGGGCAAGAACCGACGCAAGCGCCAGCAGCAGAGGAACCGCGCGCGCGGCAGCATGACGGCACGGCAAGCATACTACGCAGATCGCGGTTAACAATGCTCTTTGTAACTAAACGAGTTGACCCCGTGTTGCGTTGCGTACCTTCCCGATGGCGAGCAAACGCCACCGCGCGTTGCACCAGCACCAGCCCCAGGCACCCCAGGGCCAGGTCATCCAGAATGCCGTCAAGGATGGAAACCTGGTGCGCAACCGCCGCATGGAACCAAAGCCCGCCTTCCCTGTGTACAACCCAGGCGACGTGGACCAAATCTTCCGCGAGGAATGGGCATTCGGCAACCTGAGTGAGAAGGGTGTCTTCTACGGCCGCAAGAACAAAGATGACCTGATCGGCTTCACCAGCGCCGGTGGACTGACAGGGCGTGAGCGCATTGTCTTCTACGGTTGCGTGGATTCCGAGCCTGGTCTTGCGTCCAATGACGGCAGCGCGGTGCCTGAGCTGGGATTCGCCATTCGTCGCGTAGGCGTCTGCACGGGCACCAACACTGGCTCGCGCAAGATCTACGCAGGAGACACGGTCATCTGGGACTACCCTGAGTTCTACAAGGACCCACAGTCCGGCAATCCGATGCCTCTGCACACCACGTCGTACAACAAGACGCGCTGGGTGTTCGCAACCAAGAGCATCCGCCACGTGAATGCCACGGCGTGTCTGCTCAACTTCATCAGCGCCGTGGTGGAAAAGGGCTTCAGCAAACCACGGCGCGATGACATGGCGGCACTGGCCGATGCCATCCGCGACGGCGCAGCAGAGCCGGTGGTCGGAGAAAATTGGCCTATCGCCGCGCGCGTCTTTCGGGACGCGTACGAAGAGAACAAGCTGTTCACGCACGTGGCGTTTGGTGCGGATCCGCTGGAACGCATTGTGCTGTTTTTCGAGCAGAAGTACCCGGACGTGACGACCTATCAGTTGCTGAACATGTACACCAACGCAACCCCGTTCGACTTGCAGAACGAGATGTGGACGGGATTGATGCGTGTCATTTCCGGAAACGCATCAGCCAGCGCCATGCTGGACCGCGTGACCAATCGGCCCAAGGTGTCGACGATCGACCCGGACAGCCCCTTCCCCTTTGCCAACATTGCATTCGGTCTGCCCTACCTGACGCAAGAGTTGACCAACCTGGTCCACTCGCGCATCATGGGCACAGCACTGGGCGACTCGCCCCCGGGCGAACAGCTGGACATGAACTTGCGTTGAGAAAGAATTTTCATTGAATCAGATATGGTTGCAGAAAGTCGTACATGAACAGAAATGTGTCCACCAGATGGGCACACGAATAGGTTCCACAGATGACCATGCGGCCGGAGCGAAAGAGAATCACCACCGGGCGCTTGTTACGGAACAGAGGATTGTTTTCGCTTTCCTTGGGGCGAAACGAGAGGCCGGCAAACGTCTCGGGTGTGTACTCGGATGCAATGCCATTCACATGCCGCACACTCTCCAAGTCAATGCGCCGGCCCATGCTGGCGGAGCCCACTACGTTCTCGACGTGGAAGTTGTACAACCGGTACTCCTCGCCTGTGAACGAACGCAACTTGTTGAGAAACAGAATGACCGCTGCGAGCCCCTGCATTTCATCACGCGCCCCCGCCACCACAATTTTGCCGCTGTTGAACGCGCACACCGTGGCCATGGGCCATTTCATGGGCACGATGGCGGCAGGAAAGACATGTGGATCAAACCGTCCATGGCACGCCTCGGCGGCGAGGCATGGATTGATGCGTTTGTTCACCGTGCATGTACTGACAACATTCTGCACCCGCACAAAGTACGCCTTGGCTGCCTCTGTGTCATCCGTGGGTGGAAAGCCTAGCCAGCCCTCTGGCGGCTTCACATAGCCTGATCCGTCTCCCTCCTCTTCGCGCAAGAGATCCGCTAGCTCTACGCCCGGCGGGAGGTAATCGGGGCGCCGCTGGAAGTTGCGGGGCTGTCGGGGACCGCCAATGGCGCCAGTTCGGCGTGCAGACCGGGGGGCCTTGACGGATTTGCCATACATCTTCGCACGTTCTCCCGCATGCGCTGCTGCTGTGCTTCGAACTCTCGCATCAACCGATGTAGACGGGTCTCCTCCGTGCCGGACTCCAGGTCCCCGTGCCTACAAACACATGGCACAGGGGCATTCACGCACGACACCTACATGACGGAGTTGCTGCCCGAGTTTGTTGTGTTACTCATGCGCACACAGGACCGCAAGACACACGCCCGTGTGACGAAACGACCGTTGCACCCGCCACCAAGCGGCTGGGAACTACAATTGATTGTGGGACCTGTGTTTACTGGAGCACACGAACTCTTGCATCAATGGGTGGAGCGGGGTTGTACGCTGGCAGCGGGCAAGCGCCTGGCCAGCGCACGGAAACTGAACCTATACGCACCAGAGCACGCGGAGCACGGTGGGCGGGACGTGGCGGTCGGCGCGCTCGCCGGGGCCCGCGCGGGCGAGGCGGGGCAAGGTGAAGGTCTCGATGTCGCGGAACAGTTTCCAGCCGCTGCGGAACACGACGCCCTCCCTGCCCAGCGGCTCGACGCTGGTGTAGTAGCGCCGCGGCTCGCTCCACAACGGGTCGGCGAACAGGGGAGAGATATGCCCACCAAGCGCAAAGCGAAGAGCCATTAGGATATGTTGTGGAGTATGATGCACACCGTGTGGAACGGCTTCGGCCAGGACAGCGCGCTCCAGTTCTCTGCGCTCCACAATCTCTGGTGTATCGGCACACAGTCGCTTCAACCAAGAACGCGTGTCAAACTCACTTGGCGACGCCAAGCGGGGCGAGATGCGAATGCGATCTGCTGCAGCGATTCGAGCGGCGTCGCCCTTGCCTTGGTACCGACGCGCGAGGATGGGATGGATCATACGCAGGTACTCGAAGCGCTTAAAGCGCACACCGGTCAGCTCGCTCCGCACACGCATGGCAACAGACAATGAACTTGTTCCCATTCCTGCGTCTGTGCGCATGCCATTGGCGAGAACGAACGCGACATGAAAGAAGACCCAGAGTTCTTCTTCCACCGTCGCGCGTAGCTTGGCGTCGGTCGGCATCTTGTAGCGCGCGACTTGCAATGGCACGGCGCGCAACGCGCGCTCGGTGGGAGGTTGCAGATCCCATTGCAGCTCCAGCATGCGAGCCCATGGAGGGTAGCGGAAGAGATGGGTTGCCGCACAGGTAGCCAGTGTGCGCAACAACTCGTGTCTCCATCGCTCGTCCGCCCAGTTGAACGACAGGTCGCGCTGGAGCCGGCCCTCCACATCCCATCCCTTCTTCACGGAGGGCTCGGTCTTCTCGTCCCAGTGCGGGACGTGAACGCCGTACTCTTGGATCTTGGCGAATGCATTCTCTGCGGTTCGGGGGAACTGCGGACTGATGCTCAGGAACACGCTGTGGTGTTCCGGATCGCACGGCGAGGCCATAGCCAGGGCAAACGATGCGCTGACGGCATTCGTCAAAGGACATGCCTGCTGGTACTCTTGCACCACACGCCAGAATTGATCACACAGCCCCCGCAGTCCACCCTCCGCGCGCACGGCTTCTCTGTTCTCCGCGTGAATGAAGGCGCCTTGGCCATCCAGCGGGCGCAGCGTCTGAACGATGCGGCGTATGTCAAGATGCCGTCGCTCTTGCAACAGAATGAATGCCAGCCACGCGAGTTGCACGGGTTGGACATCTAGGTCTGCATTCCCGCCGCCCACTGCAGACGTGACGCGCAGCAGGAACTGGATTGCCAGCTGCGTCTTGATCTCGTGTCCCTCGAGTCCGTGTGCGCAGATGAGGAAGCCAATGAACAGCTCCAGCCTATTCGCGGTGCGTCGCTCCGTCGCGCGCCGGCTGCTTACGAGGGCACGAAAGCAATAGTCGTGGCACACCGCGTGCTTGACACTGCCGCGGACGCGCCAGGTGGTCCAGTTCGTGCCGCTGTCGTGGCGCCCGATGTCCGCTACAACTGTATCGTTGCGCACAATGATGGAGGCAGCGGAGGTGCGAATGCCAGCGCTCTCGGTGCCTGTGCCGCGAAAGATCAGTTGTCCGTCTTGCACCACGGCGTGTCTCTTGTACAGACGCAGCCAGTCGGGCGGTGTTGGTTCCTCCCAGGCCCAGGCACAGTCGTGATACTGTGCATATTCGTTGGCGGCAATCGGGTCGGTGTGGAAGTCGACTTCGGAACACGTGGGGGGCTCGAAGCGCCACGCAGTCAGGTCTTCCCCTTGCCACGCAAGGAGGAACCAACCCGCGGCGGCTACGGGCGTGCGCGGCAGTGTGACGCGCGTGCTCCAGCCCGTGAAGGACAACCAGGTCCATACGTGGCCGTCGAACAACAGCTCGCCCGTTGGAAGGCTGAACTGGGCCCTCGGCGGTGACTTCACGGGCACGCCCTTCCAGTCCGCGAAGAGGTCGAAGAAGTACACTGCGTTCTCCTGGCACCCGCGGCCGTCGCGCACGGGATCAGAGCAAGGCGCATCACGCGTAAACTTCTCGACGCGCCCCTCTTCATCCACCGTCCACTCCCACACGCCCGCGTGAACCACGCGGTGTTCGTGCGTGTGCACCTCCATCGGCCGTGATGAGTGCTCTGCGTCGCAAGGGCTTAAGGGACAAAAGTCCTCCTCCGCTCGAAGAGGAAACACAGCACCCGGAGTACGAGCCACAGATCGTACGCGTGCCGCGGCTGCTTGATGACGACGACGACGAGGAAGAATTGCCCAGTGCGCGCCCGGCACCCGCACCGCGGCGCAGTGAAGCGCGACCTTCGGTGGAGGTTGAAGACGACACGGGATTGCGCGACGGTGCACAGCCGCCTGAAGCACATCCAGATTACGTGGGCGCGCAACCGCTCGAGTGGCAGTTGGATCTCCCCCCAGCCGAGCCGGAGTCACCCGGTACACAGGTGGACGAAGAGAACAAGGAAGACGCGTACCCTCCGTCGGAGGAAAGCCAGGATGCCGCGCCGGCTGCAGCCATGCCGCGATTGCCCTTCGCGGTCTCTCTCGATCCACCCGTTCCCAAGCGCGCGCCCGAGGGCAGTCCCAGCGGAGAGAGGATTCCCAAGCGCGCCTCTCTCGCTGCCACGTTGGAGAGAATTGGCATGGGGAGCATTGCGTCGCCCGAGGACACAGCCGCAGCCGTGCGGGAACTGCAGGCGGCCAGCGCGGCAGCGGTGTCCAGTGTACGGCAAGTGGAGCACGATCGCGGCGTTGCGTTCAAGCCTCCCGTCCGATTTGGCATTCCCGACACGGAGGTTCCGGTCGTAGAAGCGCCCTTTGGAACCAAAGTCCCACGCGCGACGGGAGAGTGGTTCTATGGTGACTTGCCGCAGGCCGCACAGATGTTGGTTCGGGCGCGCTCGTCATGGGTGGACATCCACAACAACGACGTGGTGATGGAGAACGGTTATCTGCAGTCGTGGGCGAGGAAACCCACGCGCTATCCAGTGTACGGCGAGCCTCTGGTGCCTTTTCATATTCTGCCGAAGGGGTTGCAAGAAGAGCGAGCGCGCTGGGCAACGCGACACAACATTCAATTCCGCCCCATTGACCTTGTGCCCGTGCGCAACCCGCCCCCTGAGGTGGGCGGGACAAACCCGCGCTCCATGACCAAGGTCGTTGTTCCGCACGATCCATGTGCATGGAACGATGTGCAGAGTGGGCGCACATCCTTTCGCGCGTACGTGGCTGCCCATGGAGGCGCACCGCGCATTCCACCCAAAGCGGTAGTGGACCTCACTGGCGCGGCAGCAGCAGCCGCACCCGCGGAGGATCAACCAGCGACCCAAGATGAGTTGTTTGCACTATTGGAGTAAAGAAACATTCCTACTGTACGCTGCCATGGCCACTGTCATTCTTGCCGCGCACGACAAGCCCGCTGCCGCCTGGTGTGCGGGTGTAGCGCTGGGTGTGGTGGAAGCTAAAGTCAACGTTGTGCAATGGGTGGGCGTGGGATTAGGCGGACTCTCTGTGTTGTCTCTCTCCGAAAACACCACCCCGCTTGAGATCATTCCCTGGCTGCGTGCCAGCCAGGCAGCTGCCGTACTCAAACGCCGTGTGTTCCGCCCGCACGCGTGGTTGGATTGGAATAACTATGGTCACGAGGCGCGCGCAGAGCTGGCGGAAACCCTTCCGCAATGGGAGCTGGGGCCGCACCTGACACACCAAGACGAGACAGCCTTCGCCTGGGTGAGCGAAGAGGACGGACAATGTGTTGTATTGAACACGAATGGCACGGGTGCGCCCCTGCCTGAAGATTGCAACCGACTGGATCTTGCTGCCTCTTGCTGCGCGGAGCCACGTCTCTCTCTCCGCTCGTCTCCCCTGGGTGACGCATGGGAAGACACACCCATGCACGTGAACACGTGCATTTTGGGCTATGGACTGTGGCGCGCACCGCGCTACCCAGCCACGCAAACGCTGCGCCTGGACGGGTCCTCTGACGCACACGGTGTGAACCAGCTGCTGACCCGCGCGCGCGAAGAGAGCACCGAAGAACTCCAGGGCTGTGCACTGCCGCGAGATCTGGTCGAAGCACTGGTCAACTTGGGCTTCCTGACCGCCTTCTGTTCTCTCACACGCCGCGCGCCCGATCACGCGCCCTTTGCATTCGATGGCTACAACCTCTGGAACGCCATCGCTACACCTGCGGCTGTGTCCCTTGTGTCGCGGGGAACTCGCCGAGCCCAGCGTTCCACTCGACGGCCCCGACGGGACACGCATACGGATGCACAGAGCCTGCTGGAAGACGTGGACCGATCCGAGTGCGCCCCGTCCGATCTGCCGCGGCGACGGGTCGTTCCCCTCCACCACCTGGCAGCGCGTCGGTCGCCTGTCATAGAAGACACGTATGATCTAGAGGGGCTCGCCGCGGAGCCATTTGGCGCGGACCAGGGCCCAGGGCAAGGCGATCAGCAAGAGCCAAGCGTCGAGCCGAGCGGGCCATCGCAGCTGGATGAGAGCATACACAGCCAGTCCGGGCCCGAATAAACTCGACACCAATGTTACCCATATGAACTCGAGCCAGTAGTCTGCATTGGTAACGTGTTTCACGATTGCCACAGCAATTGCCAACCCCGTTGCTGCACCAGCCAGTCCGACCAGCCATTGTCCCGTAGCCCATTGAAACACCACAGCACCCAGCAGTACAAGGCCCACCAGATTGTGCGCCAAACAGGACGCAACGGCGTACGCAACGCCTGCGCCAATCGACACGCCAATCGCTACATCAGTCTCCATTGTTGTGTCGGTAAGAGCCAACCATGTCGCGGATGTCGTCACGACGGCCCCGGGTATCGCGCCCAAGGGCCAGGGGTGGAGGCGGCCGGCCATCCATGCCACGGCGCACAGTGACGCGGCTACCGCGCTCACCAATTGAGCGTCCCCCGCGCGGAGATGCGTGGACTCCATCCAACTTCCGCCCCAAGACGCCCAGACGGATGGGTTACCTCCCGTTTATGCCGGGTGCGATGAAGCTGCGCGTGCGGGAACACTGGGCCGAGTACAATCAAGTACGCTACTATGAACTGGACGCGGCGGACTTAGATCGCGAGTGCGCGCAGTGGGCGCGCGCGGAGGCGGGGCGCGACTTGTTTCTGTGGTTCTGGTTCCGTCCCGACGTAGCGCCGCGCGTGGGTGACCGCTGGGACCACAAGCCCGGCATGCCGTACGTACAACCGCCAGGCGTCAACGATGTGTTGGAACTGAACGACGAGTCCTACCGCGTGCTCAAGGCACGGCGTGTGCGCATGGACAACTACGGCTGGGCAGTGGTGCGGAAAGTTTAATTACACATCCGGTGCACTCGGCACGGTCTGATACACAACGGTGAACAGAACAGACAACTGCGGCGCGGCGGCGCGGAACGCAGTGGCCTCCGTGCGCAGCTGCTCCATCGGCAGACCGTCAACGGTGAGCGCCTGGAACTCGATGGTGGGCAGGCTGCTTTCGATGACGACTCCGGAGCTGTTCTCCAGTCCCATGCGCATGAAGTAATCGTGCTTGGCGGCCATGGTCTGGAGCTCGTCCAACCGCAGCAGCGCAGCCGTTTTCCACGCAGATGAAACGCCGACGTCGTCCGCTCCCAGCGGCTCGGGTGCCGTGGTGTGCATCAGAGCGTGGTACGCGTCAGGGATGTGATAGTACGCCGCCGAGTCGTCGGAATCTTGACGCACGTGGGGGCGGAAGACGTTGGTGCGCTCCACCTCCGCTCGCAGCGCAGAGAAGTCCAGCGCCGCCAGCGCCAGCACTGGGCTGTCATCGGCCAGGCGCAGTTCGTAGCACTTCTCCGTGGGGGTCACGTACGTGCCAGGCAACGCGCAGTAGCCGACTTGGCTGTCATGCTCGCGGGCGCAGATGAGCGGGGGCAGCCAGCTCTTCGGCGGCGCGATGTTGTCCATGCTGCGCCCTCTGCCGTTGGCGAAGCCGGGGCGCGACGTGAGGTTGATGGCAAATGGGCAGGGCAGGTTGGAGGCAGACACCTTGACATAGATTGCACGCGGGAGAATGGACATGCCATCCGGCGCCTTGGTTCGCGCCAGGTGCAGCACATGGCTGGTGTGAATCGGAACAGACAGCCGTCCCCTCGCATCCAGTGTGTACTCGGGCTCTGTGCTGTCAAAGCGCACGCGCGCCATGAAGCCAATCTGCTGTGTTTCGTCGCAGTCCAGCACCATGCGCGGCACCATGGACAAACAGCGCAGCGTCGCCTCACACGTGGTGTCAAACGGCTCGTCAACGGGGTGCAGATACGGCTGCGGCGCGGCACACGCCGGCGGTTCGTCGGGACCGCCAGCACACGCTCCGCACTGCGGATTGCTGCATGGGCGGCTCACGTGCCCAGAGTGCTTGCGCGTGGACGTGTACTCCTTGGTCTCGTGGTGCACGGTCGGCTCGTTGCCCACCCCCCACGACATCGCGTGCGCACATGCGTGCTGTGAGACAGATGTGTTTATGGACAAGAACAGAAATACGCGAGCGCGTCGCGTGTGATCTGCGCGAGCGTTTGGTGCCCGCTCTCGCGCCCGGCCCACTGGTGGCGCAGTTGATCGTCGTACAGGTGCTGCGCGGTGATCCAGCGGGCCAGAACCACCGCGTGTGAATCAGTGAAGAGGGACCAGAAGGGGATGAAGGCGCGTCCGTTGCGGCGGAAGCGCGCGATGGTAGAGAGAACGGAGCGCACGGCACTGCACACGCGGCCCGGCATCAAATCGTGCGCCGTGAGCCAGAGGTACATCTCGTCGTAAGACGCGAGCCCCTGACGGATGAGCGGACTGGCCCGTTTGAGTGCATTGCTGGCGGGTCGAATCACCGTCGTCTCGGGCATGTCAATACTCTCCTTGGCGCGCGATTCGATGTCTTTCCACAGGATGTAGGTGTTGAGGATTTCAGGGCGGATGCTTCGGTCTTCCAGAACCGTAGCGAGAGACGGGGGAAGATCAATGTCTCCCGCGGCTGATGCACTCTCACTTGAGTCGCTCGAATCAGGATCATCTTCGTCGTTTGGAAACTCATCGGCAACGGGAAAGGCGGGCACACCCCCGCGACGAACACCTCGCTCTTGTGCATCCGGTTCGCGTCGGCGTCTCTTCTTCTTTTTCTTCTTCCCCTCCCCTCTCCCGCGCCCGCGTCGTCTCTCTTCTCGCCCCCCGTCGTTGTCCCGTTCTTCACTTGCACCGCGTTCCTCCCGCGGTCGTCTTCTCTCTCCCCTTGCATCCGCCGCGGCGGCCCCATCTGGCACGACTGGATCTGCGCCCGCTGCTGCGTCCCTCAGTCCGCGCAACGCCTGTGGGCGCGGTTGCAAGTTCAACGCCCCCGGTGGCTCAGGGGGCGGGGGAGCCCCATTGAACAGACCACTGAGTCCCCGCCTCACCTTTTCAAATACAGATGGGTCTCGAGAGACCATCGCACTATCTGTGTTTGAATAAAGCTGGTGCCTTATCGTTAATGTGCGCCATGACGACCCGGACCCCGCTCCTGGCGCCCGCTCTCAAGTCGCTCCACGGCGAAGCTCACCCAGACATCTTCTCTCTCATCAACAAGCGACTGTTCTGGATCCAGATTCTGTGTGCAATCTCCACAACCTGCGTGTTGTTGATCACCATCAATCTCTATTTCACGGGCTCCCTGCTGGGCACAACCGTCGAGAAAGCCAACAACATCTTGGACGAGGCGCAAGCCACGGGAATCCTGCCGCTGGTAAAGGACCTGACCGAGCGCATTCGCACGGAGGGCAACGCCACCGCAACCGTTGTGATCGCCGCCGCCCAGCAAACGTCTTCTCTCTTGCTGGCTTACACACAGGCCATCGGCACCGTGAACGCCACCGAGCAGGTGCAACGTGTGCGTGCGGAAGTGGAGGCGTTCCTTGTTTTCATTGACGCCGTCATTCACCAACGCTCCGTGAGCATCGTGCTCCGGTAATGGGCTGCATCTGGCCCGGCGGTGCGCAGCGGATCGTGCGCAAGGCGGAGAACGAGATCGGCGGCGAGGCGGCGCGGGCGCAGACGGAATACGACAAGACGATGATTGAGTACACGGAACGACATGCCAAGCTGTCCGCTTGCATGGCGCAGTTGCGAGAGCGATTCAAGGACAAGAAAAATCCAACAGATGCCATTCGCCAATGGATGACCAAGCACTCCCCCAATCAACAGCTGGTGCTTGGTTTGATGACCGAGGTGCACGCCAAGGGCGAATTGCTGGCAGCCATGCGAAAGCAAATGACGCACGCATTGCAATCGGTGAAGGCCGTGCGCATGGGCGCCATTGCTGTTCAGCAGAACGAGATGACGAAGACGGCGCGCAAAGCCATGAGCAAGATGACAGGGAAACTGGACATCGAGGCAGCCGAGAGGGACATGGACGACCTGAAGGAACACGAGGACAACTCCGAGCAGTTCATCGGCATGGTGCAGGAGCCCAATTACGACCAAATGCTGGAAGACATGCTACAGCCCTCCGATTCTGACTCGTTCTCTCTTCAACTGCACGAACCAGAACCTGCGTTCAACTTTGATCTGCCCGACGCGCCCCTGTCTGTGCACAAGCCACAACGGTCTGCGGAGGAACAGGAGCTTTTGCAATAGTACATTAAAACGAAAATGGCACCGACACGGGCCTCTGGCGCCCCGTAAGATAGTTGACCAGGGTGATCTTGTCGTTGTAGTGCAGCGCTACGAACGTGTCGACGCAGCCCTTGTCCATGAGCAGCTCGTACAACACGGTGGCGAGTGGATCGTCTGGCACGCGGATGAATCCGTCGTGTATGAACTGGTTCCACCGGGCCCGCTCGGATTCCGTCAAACCCGCACGGTGCACCTCGCTTCCCAGGATGACACGCAGACGTTCGGGAATGGGCAGCGTGGTAAGGTTTCGACGTTGCGTGAGTGTAGGCCACACAGAGGCCAGCGCCTGCTTGAGCTGTGTGCGGTACGTTGCACCCGGCACGGTTGTGAATTGCTCCACAGACTCGGACGCGACGGCCATGGGGGCCAGCAGAGCCACCGATACATCTTCGATCAGCTGGAGTTCGGTGGGCAGCAGCCGTTCGTACGCGCGTTGGCTGAAGCCGGCGAGGTCGGCCTCTGCCGAAGCCAACAACCCACGCTGTGCAAACCACCGCAGCCATGCCCACTCAAGCGACTCCTCGCCCAGAGACAGACAGCGGTGTCGGTTCCAGAGAACAGGGTGAGACGGGAGCTCGTTCAAGCCGTCTGCTGACATGAGCAAACGCATCAACGCACACACGCGTGGGGTGTCAAGATCCACGCGCTGCCACAGACGCCCGCGGTCGGCATTGAGAGAGTTGTATTCCAGTGGAACTTGCACACGAGGCGCAACCACCGCAGCGGCGGGAGAACGCAGTGCACCCACTGCAGGTGCGCGCACCCGCGGAGCAGCTGCGGCAGCCGCCATTTCTCACGGAAGGTTGTTGCCCTCTGCGGCTTTATCTACATTGGCGTGGCCCCCTCGTGCACCGCGGCCCCTTCGCGCGCCACGCGGTTTGCCTCGTGTTCCGCGCACGCTGCTCAAACTGACGGGTTCAGGAACGTCGTCTTGATCACTCCCGTCAAGCTCGACCACAGACAGCTCCCTTGTCGCGGCTATGGTTGCTTTGGCTGTCTCTCCGGTGCCGTATGCCTCCTGTGTGTCGCGGAGGCTGATGGACATCAATTCCCCGTCGTCGCTTCCATCACTGAGGCCCGGCTCGATTCCGATGGTATGCAGAGCCCCTGACGCGGTCGCTGCAAACACGGAGGCGAAGTCCACCTCGCGCGCCTGTGTGATTTCGTCTTTCTTGTCAGTTGTTATGCGGTTGGCAATCGAGACCGCCTTGCCCAGCACAAGAGAGGCGTAGAGAACGGGTGTGGTGATCCAGCCGCACAGGAGAGAGAGCAGAACGGGATGGAAACCGAGGGCCAGACGGGCCAGGCGCCAGAGTGCGCGTTCGTCTCCGATCTCTTCCAGTGCCAGCCACAGACACACAAGGCGCGGGGCCATCACCGTGTTGCCATAGGAACTCAGTGGCGACAGCAGCAGTTGCGCACCCCAGGGCTCCAGTTGAATGCGACTGTCAGTCGGCTCCTTGGCCACCAGGAGATTGACGAATCCGCCAAACAACACGAACAACATTGCGGGAACGCGGCGGCCGTGGCGTGCGGTGCGAACGAGGAGCACTATGATCTGGATGTAAAGGACACCACACCAGAATCCGTAGAAGCCCGGGTGCTCGCGAAACACTGCCTGTACATTCATCCAGCCCAGCGCATCGACGTCGCTCCGATAGAGCATCTGGCCGAGGGCGGGCGGCACCAGCCACCCGATGAGGGCCAGGAACGCGTTGCGCAACCTGTGCTTGGGCATCATCGGTTCGTTGTGCATCTTGGTGGGCACGGTTGCGTCCGACCGGTGCATCTCCAGTGTCGCGTGTGACGAGTGGTACTGTTACAACGGGCCGTCCGCGTGCGTGGAGTTTGCGTCTGACGCCTGCGACCTGCGCACACTGGACACCAAGTGTCGTGCAAACCACGCGTGCCAATGGGTGGGTGGAAAGTGCGTGCAATTCTACCAGCAGGAACCCAGCCTGGCCTGGGTGCTGGCACTGGCTTACCTGGGTGGGCTGGGATTGGTCTTGTGCCTCTGTCGCGGGACACTGGCAACGGGGCACCCATGGAGTGCACGCACAGAAGAGGAAGAAGAACACAAGAAGCAGCTACTCACGGTCGCCAGATGAGGGGTAGGACCAGAACTTGGACGTGCCCGCGTCGTCCAGTAGCACCTGTCGGCTCTTGGTTCCGTCCGGCGGATGCTCCGACACGAACAGTTGTTCTTGGTTGCGCGATACGACGCGTTTGGCGGAGTCCGGAGAGAGAGAGAGATACTTGCCCACCTGGGCCATCACGCCGCCGCTGGCGCGCTTGCCAGTGGAGTAGACAGCCTGCGTGACGCCCGGCACCTCCAACGCCATGGCCGCCACGAACATGGCCACGCTCGTCGTCTTGCCCCAGCGGCGCGGGGTGAGAATGAGCACCTCGGAGCGGATGCGTTCCAGCCGCATGCGGCGGAGCACGCGCTGAGCAACCATGGGCCACACGGACTTGCCGTAGATGTGCGGCAATGCAGCTTCAATGAACATCTCGTGAAATGCCTTCTGATCCGCCGAGCGCATGCCAAACGAGTCCAGGCGCCGGCGAATTGCCGCCACGCGTTGGTCGCCCACATCCGTGTCGCGCGACTCGGGCGGCCGCGTTGCCGCCTGACTCCGGCGCACGAGCGTGAGAGAGCGGCGCTTGCGTGTCTCCAAATCCGTGCGATGCGCAAGAGTGGCCTCGAACAACGTGAGCAGTGTGTGATCTTCATCGTCTCCTCCGATCCTCCGGCGCTGGCGCTCGGGTGGCTCGTCCACGTCGTTCTCTCTCGGTCTCCGCACGGCAGGGGTGGGCACACTACCGTCTGTGCGCATGCGAAAGGAGGGGCCACTCGGTTCGTCATCGTCCGTGTCGCGTGCTCGACGGCGCACGGCTGGGGTGGGTATACTACCCTCGTTCCTGACGCGAAACGAGGGCCCCTCTCCCTTCTCTTCGTCCTCGTCCTCATCGCGGCGTCGGCGACGCATGAGAGAGAGAGAGAGAGAGAGAGAGAGAGAGAGAGAGAGAGAGAGAGAGAGAGAGAGATGTCGAAGCACACGATATTTTTCTCGTTTACAATCTAGTTAACCATGCGGTCGCTAACACCCAGGCCACGGCTGGCACACGCTCTGGGGCGCGCCAAAGAACTGGCGCAAGAGCAAATGGCAGATGCGTGGCCATGGTCACCAAGTCATCGCTGCCCATAATCGTCGCGGCCACACGCACTGCTGGATCCGCTGGCACCCACACGAAGAGGAACAACCAACCAGGGTGTACGTGTAACTTTGCGGCCCAGAACCACACCGCTGCGGGCTCGACGCGCAAGATGGCAGCCGCCGCGGGCATCCACAGCTCCCAGGAGGCCAAAGGCGGGGCCAGCAGCGATGCAAACGAAAGGGCGCGCTCAAACACACGCGAGGCGTGGTCGGATGTGGCTTCTATGATCGCCTCCACGCTCACAGCCACGCAGAGCCAAATGAACCACCAAGCGGGCAGCAATTCACAAAGCGCGGCTACCACGGCAGCCACCAACGCGCGCGCGGGCAGCAGTGGGCCCATGCCGCCCCACCAAGCCGCCGCCGCAAACAGCCAACGCGGCGCCCCAGCGGTCGTGAGTAGCGCTGCGCCTGCCAGCTGGATTTCCGAAGTGCGCGCGTCCATTATGGGACCAGCCGATCGCACTAGGTTGCTGACCATCTGGCGCGAGAACTTTTTGGCCGAACTGAAGTGCGCCAAGGAGGGTGTCTCCCTGGCTGACATTGCGTGGGCGCGCGCGCACCAGTCGGATGTTCCGCGCGCGTCTGACTACACCAAAGTGTTGAAGCGACTTGACGCGGGCTTGCGGTCGCGCACGTTTGACGACGAGCTGTTGTCCGACTGTGTGATGTATTTGAACAAGGCACCTGTGCTCAGCCGCGCGTCGCAACTGGCTTGGTTTCTGGGGCTCGAATCGGAAGTGGTGCGACCGGCCGTGCCGTCTCCATATCCCGTGTGCTCCATGGAGTCTATGTGGGCGCGCTTGCGTCTGTCTCCCATCGACGGCTCGTCCCAGCACACGGTGACGCAGGTCGCTTACCGCGAGTTCACGCCCATCGGTACTCCATTCCGCTACTATGACATACCGATCTCCGACGCCCTTCCTATGGTGTTCAGCTCCACCAGCGAATTGCTGGCGTTCGAGGCCAAGGTGGCCACAGACAGCGACAAGATCCTTGCGGACCGATCGCACATGTGCCACGAACTCTGGCACATCTGGTTGTTTCACAGCTTCATGCATCAGCTGACGGGCGTGGACTGGGCGAGCAACTATTTGGTTCTCTCGCACCAGCTGCCAGACAGCGTACGTCTGCACGCGCGCCGTTGTGTCGGTGGAAGACCGCGCCGACCTGTGGTTGTGCGCGCAAGGGGGCGCTGGTTTGTGCATCACATTGCACTGACCAATCGCGACGGGGTGTGGATTGCCGACATGGAGCGCCCGGGCACGCTGTGGTCCACACAAGACGTATCGCACGCAATCTCCACGTGGATCCGAGCCCTGCGTGATTACTTTGTGTGGTCGCTCGAGACCGGTGTACTCACGGAAGAATTCCTCTCGCCCTTTGTGCCTCCGCCGTAACACATGGCTTCTGTCAATACATCCCGTTATCCACACGTCGGCTCCCTGGTCACCGAAGGTGATCAGCAGTTTGCCACCGTGATGACCGATGACCCAAATTGGCGCTACATACTGGGCGGGCCGACATCCGCACCACCCACGCGTTGTGTCGTCGTGCGCAATCCGCGACAGTGGTTCATCTATCGAGATGGACTGGCCGTAGACGGCGACTCCACCAAGAGCAAGACATTTGTGTGCGTCATATGCCACGCTGCCGTGACGTACACCCGCGACGTGTTTCTCGGCGCCGCAGACAACCGTGCGTGGGCCAACCACTGCATAACGTGCATGTTTGACTTCTGTGACGCGTGCTTTGGCGGGGGGCGGCGGGCGCCCGAGTGTGGCCGTTGCAAGGCAGCCGCCCAGCGCCCGCCTCAAGTGCCTTCTGCTCCATAAATCGTTGTTTTCCTTGTGTACTGTCGTTCCAGAATGGATGTCGCGAATCTGTTTGCACGTGGCGACGCGGACGAAGAGGACGACGATGACGTGGACGTGTATGACGGAAACGACCCCGACGAAGCCTATGCCATGGAGGAAGGCTTTGGCCCCCCTCCCCTGGACGCGCCCCCCGCTGGCCCCCCGCCCGCCATGTGGGAGCCGGTGCCCGTTCTGCGGCGCATTTGGCACGTGGATCCGCCTGGTTACGCAGAGGCCGATGATGACTGGTGTTTCATGTGCGAGGTGGGCGAGGAAGGCCACGACAACCCTTTCTACCGCATGTTGGTGGACCACATCAACAAGACCAGCGGGTTGGTTTCGGACGAGGCGCTGTGCCAGGATGTGCAGGACATCTACAACCGCGAGCTCCGGCCGCACCAAGTGGTGCCGCGCGACTGGAGCAAGCGGTCGATCATGCGGCACATCGAGGAGCACAGCATGAATCCTGTACTCATGATGCGTCGGACACTACGTGTGATCAACGAGGAACTGCGGGTTATGGAAGAGGGCATGTTGCGCGAGCGGTCACCGGGGTTACCAGATCGCGTGAACATCAAAATCATGCCGCATTATTTGAAACTAGTGGAAGCCCGCTCCAAACTCATACGCGAAATGGCACACGCTGGTTCGAAACAAAAATGAAAGATGTGTACTCACGTTCTGGGAATCCGCTCGCCGCTGCGCAGGTACACCATCACATGCGGCAGCCGGCGCAGGTTTCCCGAGACATCCGCACCCGCCACTGCAAAGGTAGCCGCAAAGGCATCCGCGCGCACCTGGTCGCGCGTGCGCACGCACTGGTCGTACGTCTGCCCCGCCATGCCGATGTGCAGAGCGTCGCCTGTCCAGCCCGGTCCATTGTACAGACAGGGCGGCGGCGGAACACGATCGATGCTGGAGTAAGGCACCAGTTGCCAATAGGTGTCGCGCGGCTGCGGCTGCGGTAGAACCAAGACAGTTGCCATGCGATCCAGATAGGCAATGTAGTTCAGCCACCATTGGTTGCGTTCCGCCTGCGTGTCGTCGGCGGGCATGTTATCACGGAATCCAGCAGGGAAGTCCACGGCGGGCGGCGCAAGCTCGCGTGGAATGCCGCCTCGATCCATGCGATCGAGACGATTGGCTTGCAGCCCTGCCCATGCCAGACGCGCTTCCTCTGGTTCCCCTGTGTACGCCAACAATCTCGCGCCACCCAGTCGCGCGTTGATTGCGTATTTGATCTGGTCCACCGCGCACTGTACGCGTACCAAGGCAGGGCGTACGACGGCTGCAACCTCCGGAAAACGCCGCATGATGGCCTGGGCCACGGGGACGAAGTGGGAAGCAAAGCGCATGATGGAGCGCCACATAGCATGCACGGCTCGCGTGGCTGCTGCTTGATCTTCGCCGGCCTGGTCGCGGAAGGGATAGCCAAACAGTCCCGTTGGAACATCGAACGTGTCTGCAACACGCTCCACGATGCGCTTCAGTTGCTCGAACGCCTCGGTGTCGGGGTCTGGTTGATCGGGGGGCAGAGGAATTGCATCGCCCTTCACACGAACGGCCAGTAGATACAGATCCGCACCCGGAAGCGTGAGGTCGTGCTCCGTCGCGCGCCAGTAGTCGATACACTTGGCTTCCTTGCCGATCACGAACGCAGCGGCGGATGTGCGGCTGACACTTCCGTCGTCGGTGTCGTACTTCGCCAGGTCTGGTTTCTGCACGCCGTAGAATTTCCAGTGTGCCAGAAAGTTGTCCTTGTGTGTCGCACTGGTCAACCGGCCGTAGCGGACACGAGCTTCGAGGCTGCTGAGATGCGCGTTGAGCGCGGTGAGCGAGCGCATGTGGTGCCGATTCGTCTGGTTGCGCGCTTCGTTGCGTTCCACAAACATCAGCTGGTGGATGCCGCCTTGGTACCCGCCGATCACATCCAGCGTCACGGGCAGCACGTGCACAACGGGTCCGTTGGTCTGCTTGCCAATCGTGCGGGCGTTGTCGCGAATGCCCGTGGCACCCATTGGGCCAGCCCCATGGGTCGGTGTCTGCGCCAGACCGCCCACGGGGCCCGGGAACCCGCCCTGCGGCGGCGCGTGCGAGAACACAGTGGGTGCAAACATGGCGGGGCGTGCGGTGCGAACAGAGAGGAGAAAAACGGCTTTATGCTACGCTTGCAGTGCAATGTTGGGAACTTGCCCCAGGTAAGTTGGCACAGGCAACGTCGTGCCCTCTCCGCGGCGCACAGCCGCGGCGCCGATGCACACGTTCGGACCCCAGTGGCCCTTGTTGACAGTGGGAACGTTGATCTCTCCCGTCTGCTTGTTGCACGACATCTGGAAGCCGCGGAACGCCACCGTGTTGGCAGTGGGGGGCGTGGAGGCCGAACCGATGGGCGACTGCTGCGTGAAGGCCGCGCTGGCGTTGTTGCGCCATTGCCAGTAGGCGGCATAGGTCTCGGCGCCGGGGTGGTGAAGGGGCTCGCGCACGCGCGGGTTGTACAACGCAGGGTTGTACGCACCCGTGGCATCCAAGTGCCAGCGCTCGGGTTTCCAGTGCATGGGCACGGCGCACGCGATGAGGTCCGCGTTCAGTTCCGCGTTCAGGTAGGCGCTGCGGCCGCACCGGTTGTCGTCGTCGTCGGAGTAGTTCCAGAACTTGGTGCCCGCGCCGCCCACCAGACCGGCGATGTACATGTTGCGTGCCCAGATGAGCATGCGGTTCTCCAGCACCAGGGACTTGGCGTACATGGTGAAGTGGCCGAAGTGCATCTTGCGCGTCACGTCGTCACCCAGCTGGAAGTCCATGTGCCCCATGAACGTGGCACCAGCCGCGCCGCCCGGCACCAGCAGGATGCCGGTGCCGGCGCGGTACGTCATGTGCAACCGCAGCAGCAGGATGCCGATGGGGCATGGGATGTTGTTCGTGAGACACCAGTCCACGAAGCGGCCGTCTGACAGCGGAACGTGGTCCAACACCGCCAACACACCTTGCACGCTGTTCAGGCGATCTTCCAAATTGGCGCCAATGGCGACTTCACGTGACAGGTTGCCCACTGCCTCGCGCAGTTGCTGGAACAGCTCGTCGAACCAACGAAGGTCGGCCCGTGTGATGTCATTCTGCGTAATCTGCGACAAACGGGTCTGCAAAATGCTCTCCGCGCGCGTTTGGAAGCGCGCCAGACAGTACAGCCACATGTCAATGGTACTCTCGATGCGCGATCGCATGCGTTCCACAAACAGCGTTGGGTTTCGCTGTGTGCCCTTCGCTGCATCACAAAGAGCCGTCCACCGCAGCTCCAGTGCAGCCAACAGAGGAAACACGTTTTCAATGTCCCGCGTGACAGCGTCGCGATTTCCCATCTGCTGCAAGATCTGTTCCTCCATCGCGCCATCTGCCTCGAGCATGTTGCGCGCTGCTGCCTCCGTGATGGAATCAAGATCGATCTCAGCTGCGACGCACATCTCCAGGCCTGGCCGGACGCGATCCAGGAAGTTGGTGAAGCGCGGTCCCAATGCAGCAACGTCCTCTCGCATCTGTCGGTTGATGGTTCGTTCCACAAAACGTCGCGTGATGAGAGCCAACGCATCGGCGCGCGCTTGGCTGGGAGGCAGGCGAATGTCTCCGATGTCTCCCCCTTCGTCGTCGTCGAATTGGCGGTGCACCCACTGGCCACGACCCGACGCTTGCACACCGGCCCTCCGTGCATTCTGATCGGCTTCGGCTGCGTCAAAGGCACGTACGTCCTGGGCTGCAACTGCACCAGCACGATCTCCGATGCCAGCATCCTCGGTTGCAATGGTAGCTTGGAACTCGAGTCTGTCCACATTGGCAGCGACAATGGCCTCGGCCACGACATTGGCTTTGTCAAACTCCAGCAGCCAGTTGGCCCACGTGATGAACGGTCCCTTCGCACGTCCGTTGGCGTCCCGTGCATCCAAGCGTGAGAAGTACTGCCGACCCAGCGGCGTGATCTTCCAGCTCCGGTCCCACAGCCCGCAGTTCTCCACGGCCGTGCGGAACTCGATCTCCGCCATCTCGTCGTGCGGCTCGTCGTAGATCACGATGTTCATGAGGTCCGTGCGGTACTCCACGCCGCCGATGGCAACGCCGCCCGCGCGCCGCTTCGTCGTGCTGTTGAAGTGCGCGTAGCCCATCGTGAAGAACTCGCCGATGGAGTTCTCGGTGAAGCAGGGGTCTTCCGGCAACGATCCGCGCCCGGTGAGGAATGGCCGCGATTCGCGGACGGTGATGCCAGACACGTTGGGCTCCTTGGGGCCACCCTGAGCACCGGAGAGGAAGTTGAACATGCGCACGTTCTGGAAGGAGGCGGCCTTCATCATGCCCTCGGGGGCGATGAAGTAGGTGGCGTTGGTAATGCCGCGCTTGTTCATGCGTTCGCGCAGCTTGCCGATGGCCAACTCGACGCCCCACTGCGTCTTCTGTGAGCAGGCCCACATGCTGATCTCGTTCATGAAGAGCGCCTCCAATCCCGCGAGGCTGAGGTCGCCCGTCTGGTTCGCAGCCCACTGGTCCTCGAACGGGCGCACCGACAGCATGGAAACCATGGCCATGTGCGCGCACGTTTCCTTGACGGCATTGGAGATGCACGCAATGTTGCGGGCGTAGTTCTCGAGGCCGTCCGGGGTTCCCATGAAGCCGTGCTCCATGATGAACGCCAAACCGTAGCGAGTCATGGACGCCGAGAAGGCCTGCTTGTCGCTGGTGATCATGCGCGGCACACCCTCGTGCGGCTCCGCGTCCAGTCCGTGGTCGTGGAAGTTCCATTGCTCCCAGTAGATCGTGATGGAATTGTCGTTCTGGCGCCAGGGCAGACAGTCAACAATGGGGAACAGTTCATCCGACTGAATTTGGCGCTGAATAATCCGGCGCAAGTACGTGTTTTTTCCCACGAAGGCATCGGGCAAGTCGTAGTTCTCGCGTGGGTACGGATCGGAGCCATACGGCTTGGGTGGCTCACCGAAGAACTGTTTCAACACCTGGATGTACTGGTCGCCGTTCATGCCGATGTTCTTGGGTGCGTTCGTCGCTCCGAACGGAACGCTGAACGGAGCCGCCCCCCGCCCACTCGGGTCGCGTTGGTTCCATGCGTCCGGTGCCTGGAAGCCGTCGGTGGCCCGTGCGCCTACGTTGCCCCAGCCCGATGAGAGCTCCGTCATGGTCCGATGATCTTCGCACCGGGGGACCGTCTATATCCACAACCAGCCTTCTTCGCCACTCCCACAGCAACAATACGAGCACCAGCAGCGCCAGCAAGAGCGGAACGGGCGAACGGGCCGCGGGGCGGTGGCGGGACAGGCGCCGGGAGCGACCGCACAGGCGAAAGCGCTGGCCGTGGCTCTGGATGTCGGGATCCTCTTCGTACTCGATCTCCATGGACAGAACGAGAGAGAGACAGCGGGTTTACGTGATCGTTTATTCGCAGAGCCGGCCGCGCAGCCAGGCGGGCACGTGGAATCGGTCGCACGTCATGCCGAGCAACATGAGTATGCCGGACTCGTACTCGTACGAGATGCGTCGGCAGGAGTGTGAATTCATGCGATTCACGTCGCACTCCACGATGTTGGGCAGCTCTGAGAACATAGCTATCAACGCGCCGCGCTCGGTGGGGGTGAGGAACGGGGCGACACAGTGCCGCATGATCTCGTTCTGGAAGACCAGGTGATAGTTGTTGAATGTCAAACCGGGTTTCATGAACTCAGGCGTGAAGAAAGAAAACCACTGCGAATCGGTACGCAGATGGCGCTGGGGTGGAATCTTGAAGTCTCCGTGGATCCACGGGTGTCGCACGCGGAATTGGGTGTTGCGCACGTAGAACACATAATCCGTGCGGCCCTGAACAACCACAACCTCTCCATCGTACAACTCGTCAGGTTCATCTGGACCACCGGACTCTGACATGTGTTTCATTGAATGTGTTCACGCCACCGGGGCAGATGCGAAGGGTGGAACAGGGATCGCGACCGTCTTGTCCAGCAGGTGTATGCGGAGCAGTATCATCTCCGTGCCGGGTGCGCGATCCGCTTGCGTCCAGCCCGCGTGCGTGACGATGGCACGAACTTCAAAGCGGTCGATTGCGGCAAGCGCGCGCCAGATGTGCTGCGTGAGGAGCAGCGCCGTATCCACTTTCCTCTCGTCGCGCAACTCTGGTGCATAGGAAAGGGGAATGATGAAGTCAAAGTAGACCTCCCTGTTCTTGTCGTTCTCGATGCCCAGGGCAAACTCCTTGACTTCCTCGACGCAGTTGGCCAGAGCCTTTGACAGCGCAGCGGCCGCCATCACGAATCACACGGCTCGATCCCGTCCGTATCGTCCAGCAGTTCGGCAAGTCGGTCGGGCGCGGTGCTGCACGCACTCTCGCCCAGAAAGTAGCCGGCGCGGTGGAGCGCTGAGATGCACAGTTCGATGCAGAACCACTGCTGTGGATCCGCCTCTCTCCCGTCTCGCACGCCCAATGCAGCGCAGCCACGCACAGCGGGTGGTAGGCAGCAGAGCCAGGGAGCACACGTGCCGTTGACGCACTCGGCGGTAGCGTAGAAGGGTTTGCCCACTTGCCGCTGAAGCCAGGCGTGGATTGTGCGGAGCAGGGTGGGCGCGCACTCCACTTGCCAAAGTGACCACTTTGCGGTGCGGAAACGACAGTCGACCAGTTGCGCGACTGACTTTTCTCGCTCCGCGGTAAAGGTTAAAGTGTGTACCTCTTTACCCGCGCGGCAAAACGCACACTTTGCTTTCCCGCACGCCACATTGATCACAATCTGTGCGTGGCGGTAGTGGTACGTGCCCCGCAACCAATCTACACACGTTCCGTGGTCCTGTTTGCGCAACGCCACAAACATGCCCAAGCGTCGCCGCGCGGAGCCAGACGAGGCGTCGGGTGTGCGCCGAATGCACCAACACACGCCGTTCAGTGCACCCACTTCAGACGGAGTGGTGGAACGCGTGCAGCGATCACATGTTGTCCTCGCGACGTGGGTCAAACTGAGCCAGCGCCGGTGGTTCCTCCCTGTGCGCGAACTGGTGTTGCAGTTTCTGCCCTTCCACGATCAAGTCGCCATTCGCCCCGATGCTGCATTCCTCCACAACATGCTTCGCACCGCTACACGTCCATGGCGGAGCCTTGTGCACGCGTGCGTGGAGGTTTACGGCGCACCCGTTGATCCACTTTGTTGGAACGACGGGCCGGCGGTTCCACGCTTGCTGGTGGGAATGACACCCGAACAACTGCGCCTGGATCCCGCCGACGTGATCAAGTTTGTGCCACTCGCATCGTCTCTCGCTGTTGAGGTGTTTCTACGCTCGCGCGAGAAGGCGCCGTACAACGGTCTTGCTCTGGCGTTCATTGCTCTGGTGCAACGCTTTCTCCGCGGGAACAAGGATGTGCGCATGGATGCACTGGACTCGGTTATCGCGCAGCGCGACATCTGGTGTGCCCGGTTCTTCTTTGCTGCCCTCGGTCCGCAAGTGTCACAGCTGCGTCTTCGGACGTTGCGCATGACTGCTCACCTGGCCTTCGAACCGCGCGTAGCACAATTGGTGCTGGTGGCACTGATGCGACAGAAGGACCGCAGAAATTCCGCCAAGGAGTTGCTCAGCGGGCTGCTCGGCCGGCCGGATGCAAGTGTGTTCTTCCACAAGATGGACGCGATATCCCCCCTGCTCCTCAGTCCCACTCTCATCGTGGACACACTGGCTCACTTTGCAACGCACGCACTCGGCTGGCGTGCCCATGGTCCAGTTTACGACCGCGTCACGCAAGCGACGATGATGAATGCCATGTCGCATCTGTTTGCGTTGGTGAAGGGCGTGATTGATCCCACAACCATGTTGGGTCACGCGGAAACCGACAAGCCACTTCAATTTTTGCTTCTGACACACTTGCTGGATGGCGCGGATGCTGTGGAACAGGAGACCATGCTGGGTATCGTGTTCAACGATGCCACCGTCAGATTCATGCGAGAGAATAGCTCGACCCCCGGTGTGAACTTTAATCTGCCCAGCGACGCGACGCCTGACTTTGCGTGTCGCACCTGGCTGACCTTTGCGCGCCACGCGTGGAACGTCACGCTCCACCGCGCACTGGAAAACTATGTGCGTGCACATGGCATGGTGGAGCAAGCGCAAGCTTGGTTGCTCGCGGACGAACGCAGTTTGCCACACGTGAGTCACGCAGCCGTACGCAAAGACGCGCTGCGCGCACGACAGATGTATCAATGAAAAGTACTACGGCATGTCGAAACCGCGCGTCGAGTCCAGGTCGATTTGATTGCTGAGCACACCCACGCCGAACAGCGTCCAGCCGGTGATCTCGATGGCACAGCAGATTGCATGCCCCCAGTTGTTCATTGTGGCACTGGCACGGAAGCCAGACATTCGCCCCGCTGCCATGCCAGCGCCAGCGATCAGGGCGCCCGAGAACGCCAACTTGCGGTCGATCTCGGACTTGCCACGGGCGGAAAGGAAAGCCAGCGTGAGGAACCCACCAAAGAAGGCACAGAAGCGCGCCAGGTTGTAGAGAGGGAAGAAGATGTACATGTCGTGATACGGTGCATCCTTGGTCTCCGCCTCGCTCTGCTCTCCGCTGCTGTCGACCACTGTGTAGGTAGTCTTGCTGGAGACGCGCGGCGTCGACGCCCAGATCACGCCCGCCGTGGTGGCGAAGAGGGCGAGGATGTCATCGTCGTGGGCCCACCCGCGCGTGCCGCGCAGTGCGCGAATGATGCCGAAGCACAGCAACAACCACGAGACAGCGTCTACGACCGCGCGCCGTCGCGGGCTTTCGACCAGCGTGTGGAAGAACGAAAGTTTCTCCCAGTGGACCGCATAGCGCGTGAGAGAGAGGATTGCGTGGACACCAAAGAGGCCGATGCCCACTACTGCAAGCGCGAGATCCGCTGCTGGCGGCATGCTGTGCTCACAGCGTGTGAACGGTCTTTATGGGCGGCCTAAGCACGCTTCGGCGGTGGTTTCAAACCAACGGGTGCGGCGAAGCGTTCCACACAGGGCATCCAGAACTTCCCGCGGGCTCGGTGTATATCTCCGATGACCTCACTCGCATGCATCGATTCAGAGGGCCAGCCAGTGGGTTCCTCACAGGGCGGCAATTCTTCGAGCAATGGCAGCAGGGCGTCATGCGGCAACTGAAGACGGGTGTCATCAAGGTGTACATTGCTGTGTACGACAACGCCACCATTGTGCCGATCGAGAAGGCTGCCGAGCAGGCACGCCGACGGCAAGACAAGAAGCCCTATCCGAATGGCTCCGTCATCAACGACCACGGCATCCGTTTGCCAGACAGCGCGACGTACGCTCCGTTTGACGTGAACCGCGTGCTGTCTTCCACCGAGCTGCGGCCCACTCTCTACAAGTACATCCTCACCAAGCTCTCCAACCTTCTGTTGCCCAAGGGCACGGCTGTGGTGTTTGACTACAACTGCTGCGGCCCGTACTTGTTCCGCGACGGGAAGCGCACGCTCATTGAGTGCCGCCGCACACACGGAGAGGCAGATCTGCAGTGTGCCTGGTGGCTCACGCAGATCGGCAGCGTGCCTGCGCTTGTCTCCAGTATCGACTCAGACTTCATGGTGATTCTGACCTGGTTTCAACACGTGCGCCCGCGCCCGCACACGTATCTGCAGTACGAAGAAGCTGCCTACATGGACACCCTCACGTTCGCCATGTGCGTGAAGGCCAACCTCAAACCGCCGTCGATGAAGCAGTTCATACGCGCGTGCTGCTGCTGCGGAAACGACTTTGTGAACCGCGGCAAACTGTTCTACTACCTCACGGAGCCCAAGATCATGGCACAGCTGCAGAACAGTCGCAACGCAGAGGAGCTTGTGCGACACGTGTATTCGCAAGAGCTGGAGGGCAGCCCGGACGCCATCGACATCCCGCGAGCCCGTGAACTGTGCGCAAGCCGCGGCACGCGGTTTGGCCCGCCGCCCGCCGACGACGACGAAGTGTGGGACATGATCGAGTTCAACATGCGGTACTGGGCTGTGCCCTGGAACGATGAAAAGCCAGTGCTGGAAGAAATATGCAAATGAACAAAAGCGTGTGTTCCGATTTGTTTGCACACCCGCGCGGCATGGCGCACTACTACGACGATGGAGAGTTGGACGACCGGGGTCTGCCGCACACTGGGATGGGTGCAATGGCGGGCGGTGCACCGCCGCCACCCGAGGCCGAGCCGGATCAACCGGGAGCGGCGGAAGAAAAGGAGGGCGACAGACGCAGCTGGTGTCTCCGTTTTCTCTCTATTCAAAGCACCATGCAACCCTTTCCTGCGGTGCAACCTGGAGCTATTCCCATTGACATGGAGGGCAATGACATACTCAAACCTATCGAGTACTTCGGATACAAGCATCGCGAGCGGTACCTGCGGTGGATGGAGAAGGCGAATGCACATGATACGGACACATGGGTTGCATGGTTGAACCGCTGTTGGAATGCGGTCAAGGGCACGGAGACAGATCGCATCGCAGACGACATTATCATTTCCAATCTCTCCGATGCCATGCGCAACAACTACCGACAGGCCAAAGCGCGTCGGTCGTACCGGCGGGAAACGAATCTCACGTTTGCGCCGCTGCATTTCAACATGAAGCACGAGACCGTGACGTTGTCCCATGTACTGTACGTGCTCAAGGAACACATTCCAAACGACGACGTATCCAATGCACAGTTCACTGGGCGGTGCAACCAAATGGAACACGCCGTTCGGCGCCTCGCGTCACTGGTGCAATACTTCCTCGACGCAGGCATGCGCGAGCGACACCGAGCGCAACGCAGCGAGCGCTACACCATTACCATTCTGCGCGCCGGTCGCGTGAGCGAACTCATCCGTGAAATATGCGCGCTGCCGTGGCCAGCCGCTCCGCGACACGAAGAGGAGAAAAACACCGATTGGGTCAATGATGTGTTTCGATTGATGGATCAGATCATCGATCTATGTCCGGAGCGGCGCGAGGTTGCAGTGGAGCGCGTGCCGGACGAAGCAAAGCATAACCTTTGGCTTCCCTCGCAAGCGACGCCAGAGCAGATTGGCCTGGGCGCGCCACTCTTTCCTGACTCCATGTGGGACATGTCCGAGCCAAACGAGCGGTGGCGCATTGAAGTTGCCCACCGCTACGTCGAGAGCTACTGCAGAAGCCTCAGCCTTGGCGAGCAAATAACGCCAGACACGTTCCGGGGGGACATGACAGACGACGGCAGCGAATACCGGTGGTGGATCATTGGCCAGCGCATCGATTCCTTCATGAGCATTGTTCTGCACTTCTGGAAGGTGTATCTCGCACAGGGTCGAGTGCACTCAGCAGAAACGCGGAATTATGCCTACGTGGCGGAGCGCCAGTTGATTTCATGCATTGAGGACTCGGTCGACATCGAATTTCCGATTACATCAGCGGACAAACTGCGCGCCAAGATCGCAGAGGTTCCGCGCGTGACGCAGGCCCTTGGCTGGGCCGCGTGGCTGATCAGCCACCACATGGGTGTGCAAGAGCAAGCCATTGCCGCAACGAACGCAGGCTGCAACATGGACCTCATGAAGGTGGCAACGGCACGTGTGCTCGACAAGGACGTTGCCGCCGGCATTCAAGCGCACTTGAATGACGGATTGGCGCGCGAGGTGGCGGAAAAGAAACTTGGGCCGTTTCACGAGTTTGCATTCGAACTCCTGCCTCCCACGTACGAACATGCGCCCACCGCATCGGGTACCGCCTACGACGCGTATGTCAGTGCCTATGGAAATCCAGTTCGTCAACTGGGGGCAGATGGAACGCTGACCAGCACCAACGACTTTCTTGTGCCCTATCGCACCACTTCCTACCGCGAGGAGTTCCGCCGCCGCGAGTTGCGCATGACTGTCTATGCGCTGGTGAAGATGGACCTGACAAAACACGCGACAGACACCGGAAGCTCTGTGATGCGCTACGACTACCGGAGTGCATTCTTTAGCGACCTCAACAGTACACAAGGGGTGCGCAAACCAGTGGAGATCAGAGCCGAATCCCTGCACGTGGAAAACACAACCAGTGCGATTGAAGCCTGTTCAACCCTCACCGCAGCGGTGGTCAGGGCACAGCAAGCGTTGGATGCACTGGTGGCACCCACTGCAGCCGACCGGGCAACCCAGACCGCCGCACTGGACGCAGCCCGAGCTGACCTCCTTACTTGCACAGAGAAACTCTGCCCTGGTGCAGACAGAGCGGCATGCGGGATCTGGTGTCAAGTTGCGTCTTGGGTGGAAATGGGCTTCGCACCGGGCGCCGCACTGTTGGGTGTATTTTTTCGCTACATGTCCAGTTCAGGTGCCAGATACGAAAACATCGCGAAGCTCATCAACTCCGCTGCCAACATGATGAGCGTGGGGGCGCCAGGATTTTACACTCTTGTTCTCGTTTACAACGTGTACGCACGCGGCTGGATCCGGCGCGCGGTCTACTGGACGGGCAAGGCGTCCTTTGTGACCCTGTTTCGGCTGCTCAGCAAGGCGTTTTCTCTGCTCAAGTACATCCTCGGCATCTCCGCCACCGTGACGTTTGGCACCACCAACATTGGAATCGGACCTAAGGAGTTTGCTGCATTCCTCACCTCCGACTCCTCCATCACACATACCATGGCGTACTTGGCGGGCTGGAATCAACTTGGCGTGCCTGCCAAACTGATGAATCGCCTTCACGCCATGACCGCGTGCATGATGGCGCCGCCCGCCTACCTATCCCCGGGTGCAACGTTTGGCGAGTGCGTCGACAGTGTGATGCGTGACGCAGACTTTGCTACAACAGCCTCTGCTGTCTCTCTTACCGACACGGTTGGGCGTCACACGGCGATGCAGTTCATGTATCAAATGGCGGAGGTGACGCGCGGGAGAAAGGTTGTGTCGGCGGAAGAGCTCGAGAAGATTGTGATGGCCATGCGAACCACAAATGATTCTCCCAACATCGCGCACACGGTCAAGATCATCCGCGCGCTCTCCGACAAGATGGGCGTGCGCATCACGGGCGACCTTTTGTCTGAGCAGTTGGAGTTCCGCGCCGCAAGCCGGGCTGTGTGCACCACCATGGCACGCGCAACGTTGCTGGGTGCACCAGCGCGCGTCATGCGCGGTATCATGTCTACCCTTGGTTCCGTGGTACAATGGGCACGTGGTGGGCAGTCTGGCGCTGCCGTGGCCAACGCTGCACAACTTGCCGAACTCCCACTTGACCCAGGTTTCTTGCTCAGCATGGCAGTCAAGAGTGTGGACGGCGTGCGGCTGGAATTGTCAGACCACCCGCCTGTTGCGGAGCGAGCGGGCATGCGGTCAGCTGCGGCTCACAGCGCCACTCTCTTCCTGCGCCAGTGGCACCAAGCAGCCGGCATGTTGGCGAAACACAGCACCTACCTGCGCGTGGAGGATGACGACAAGACAGTCAAGCTATCTCAGCTGACTGAAACCGTGGATCGCACGAGTGCGGCCGCTCGCCGCGCGGCAGAGAGAGACCGAACGTTTGTGGTTCAACCGGTGCCGGTTCAGACAGCGGTCCGTGCGCGGAACTACGGACAGAGAGAGAGGGAGCCACCTGCTCCCGTGCGTGTGCGCGCAGCACCTCCTCCTCCACTTGAAGGAACAAGACGACGACGCACGGCTGCGCCCGTGCCTGTGCGCCAGGTGATTGACACAAGAAGGCGAACAGGGGAAGGGAGCGATAGCAGCGAGGGAACGGAGGTCGACGTTGATACATCGCCCGGTCTGTCATCGACAACGCCACGCGATCATCGTCGTCGTTGAATTCACACAATGTATTCAATGCCGTCTCTGATACTTGCACCACCGCACCACATACGGCAACCGCAACAGCCAGCTGCCCGGCTCGTGGTGCAGATTCACATCCGCCTGAAGCGACGTGCGCAACTCAGGGTAGTCTTGCACCACCAGCGACAGCATGCGGTTGGCTTCTTCCATCGGCTGCGGCACCATGTGTTGTGCCAGATAGACAAACGTCTGCTGCACCATGTCGCTGGGAATTCTCCCAAAGTCGCGCAGGGCACAATGAAACGTGTGGTAGACCTCTCGAAACGGCGACGTCAGCATAGACGATTGGCGCTCCAGCGCGTGCGCCTCGAGTGTCGCGAGCTTTCGCTTCAATGGCGCAGCCACACTGGGGCACACTTGCAGCGCCCGCAGCGCTGCGACATGGCGGTCGGATAGCACGTCTGCGCCCGGCACCATCTGATCCAGACTTGCAACGCGCGACTTGCTACGCATCTCCATGCCCACGGTGCGGGCGATGGAGTCCGCCAGTGCGTCAAGCACGGCCAAGCCCGGATCCTTCCGCTCGCTCACGTCGCAATCGAGCCCCTTGTGCCACATGGCTCCGTTCGGCAACGGCACAGCGACGTGGGCGCACTGGAGACGAAGTACGATGTCCAGTGCATCGTGGATGATCGGAGGGAGAGAGAGCGTTGCGGGGACAGTGAGTTCGGATCCTCCATCCCACTCCTTCAACGCGTGGCCCACCACCGTTGCCATCTGCGCAGGCAGGTTGCGCACAATCAACCGCAGTCTCTCTCTCGCTGCGGCGCGCAGGGCCTCAATGGAGCGCGACAGTTCATGCCAAGCAGGTTTGCCCACCACGAACCAGGCCTCCTCTTCGCCCAGTCGGTGCGCGTTGCGCAGCACAAAGTACTTGCGCGCGAGCTGCGTGTCGACGTCCACTCCGCCCGGCGGCCAGGGCGGCTCCACAAACTCCCGCAGCATCCGCGTGGGCGCGCGACATGTGCGAAACAGTTGCATAGCGATCTCTTCGTCCACGAATGTCTCGTCGTGGTTGCTGAGGCGCCAGTGTGGCAACATGTGTAGCGGCGGCACCAGGTACGTAAACGCGTTGCGCACGAAGAAGCAATAGCGCATGCGCACGGCGGTGAGAGAGATGCGCGCGTGCACGGGATCCACGTTGCCGTACTTGACGGCGACACACTGAGCCAGTTCGGGCGCGCGTGCAATCTGCCGAATGAAGGGAATCAACTTCTGGCGCAGCGTGGAGAACTCTTGCGGAGGCAGGAAGTAGCCCAGACACGCCCGCACGAGACAGAGACGGTACGCGCGGTTCGGCACTGTGGCTACCCAGCGCGGCACAATCTCCATGCGCGGGTGCAGAAGGATGTGGGTCCAAAACCCTGGCACCGCCACGTTCTTGCGCGCGCACTCCTTGCGCACCCAAAGCGGGTCACCCGCGCGCAAATGCACGATCTTGAACTCGATGCTCTGGGGTGCACCGGCCATGTCCGCCGCCGCCTTGAACTGTTCCGCCAGCTCGTGGATCAGCATGCGCCCAAAGCCGCGCGAGTGCATCATCATCCAGAAGTTCTTGCGCAGCGTGTGGCTAATGAAGTTGCCGATGTCGCGGTGCTTGGTGGTGTAGCGCACCATGGCTACGTGCATGAAGTCCGCAAAGGACAGCCGCCCCGCCAGGTCGCGCTCGCAACCCTCTATGTTGCGCGCCCAATTGGAGTTCTGCTTGGTGGAGTGCGCAGAGGCCATGTCTTGTTGGTAGAAGAAGAGGTAGATGAAGGGCGGTCGCTGTTCGGAAAACTCCGCATACGAAGAGGGCGTGCGCGCGAAGAACCGCCCGCGCACGTTGAGCCAGAAGAAGAGCGAGCAGTAGAAGACGAAATCCTCCAGTACGTTGGGCATGTTGGTCGCGCGCGCCAGATCTTGCACGCAGCCCAGGACCGCCTTGACAGGGAACAGGTCCTCCGATGCCGCAGCAATGGAACGCGTGTAGCCAGCAATCTTGAGCTCCTCGGTGCACACGGTCGCGTTGTTCCATGCATTCCACGACGGCGCTTGCTCCATGAACAGCGTGTCGCCGAGCGGCGTGCACATGCGCGGGTGGAGGCCGGCAACCTCGTTGCGGCCGGGTCTGTACAAATGCACGTGCAAACGTCCGGCGTTGACGACAAACGGATGCACCGAGGGAAGGTTGCGCAGACGGCCCGGGTGCGGCATTGAGTCCCAGTGCGGAGGTTTCTCTTCTTCCACCATGGACAGCGACTCCACGCCCAACGAAACCAAGAAATCATCGGCAGACTCGCCCGCCGAAGCACCCGCTGAGGCGAGTGCCATTGACGTGAGCGCGCTGATGGACAACGGGAACAACGCGCCTGCTGCAGCAGCGGTTCAGGCCCAGGCTGAGGTTGTAGCGCAGCGGGCGGCACGTCGCTTCGAAAAGCGCGACCACTACCCGGCAAAGGGAATCCGCAAGGGCGCACTACGAAGGCTGATCTTCAAGGCAGCGACGCCGTTCGTACGGATGCGAAAGGGCAAAGCGCGACACGTGGCGCCACGGATTGGACAGGGTGCAGAGGATCTGCTGCGGACGCTGCTCTCAATGGTGATGGCAGAGCTGAGCGAGAAGGCCGCCGTGGTCGCACAGCACGGCAAGCGAAAGACGCTCTACACGCGCGACGTGTGCTATGCGGCGCGTGTGATGTTGGGTCACAATGTATTCTGAACTGCGCACTTTGAGGGGTCGACTTTCGAACCTTGTTCGCTCACGGCTGTTGCATGGCTTCCAGTTTGGCCTCAATCTCTTGAATCGCACGTGTGTTCTCCGCACTGTGCTGTGCGCCGTGTCGATGCGCCAGCTCTCGCAGCAGTCGGTTGGCTTCCTCCGCCGTGTCCATGGCGCGCAGCGCCTCGTCGTTGACGCGCTCAAGACGATTGATGCGCTCTTGCATGGTGAGGATTAGACGGTCCAGCGCGACGAGGTGTCTGCGGAGTCGGTTGATCTCCGTATCCGTGTGGCATCTGAGTTGCTGGACGGGGTCAGTGGGATTGCAGCGAATGCACGGGCACTGCATGGCGGGTTGACGTTTGGAAGTATGACTAAACTTGACCTGTTTGAGCCAGAGTGAGCACAATTTGTCGTTTGAATTTGACCTTGCCCGCGCCCACCCTAGCCAGCCATCCGATCATGAACGCGGAGGACATTCTCTTCGAAAACGGCAGCGTCGCGTCCGAGGGCGAGTTCCCACGCGCGGCACAGAAGCGCGGCGCGGAGCCGGTGGCCCTGCGCGACGATGCGCCGTGGGACTTCGCCGCCGCCACGAAGGTTGCACGGCTGCACCCGGACTACTTCGCCAACATCGATCCCAAGGAGTTTGACCTTGCCACCAGTGTCTACTTCAACAAGAAGGAGGCACAGGAAGTCGTCAGCGTCAACGTCGTGCGAAAGGGCAAGCCCGACCGCTTCCCATTGATCCGCGGCCCCATCAGTCGCAGCAAGTTCACGCGACTGTACCCCGGCGGCAACCTGCAGGAATTTGCCCAAGTCGCGCCAGGGAAGAAGACAATCTGCGCGAAGAGCCCAGGCGAGGCCGAGTTTCAGACCAGCATCGATTTGCACGAGACGGAGGAACACTCCAAGAACTTCTTGCCTTGGATCCAGCAAGTTCAAGCGCGTCTCGTGGGTCAATTCCTGCGCATGCACGAAAGCATCCGCACCAACAAGGGCACGTATCTGCCACCCCCCAACACCCGCGCCATTGCCTTCGCACGCAACGCGCTGGCCGCAGAATGGAAGGGCGCGTGGACCTACGAAGTCAAGCCCGCGCTGAAGGACAAGGCACCCGCCGATCTCACGGACGAGGAGAAGGATCTTCTGGCATGCGAAGATCCCGTACCTCCCGTGCCCATGTCGCGCATCGAGGAGTTTCTGTGGAGAAAGTGCCTGGTGCGCATGGACAACTGCAGAAAGATCCAAGACGAGAGCAAAGAAGTGATTCCCAACACCGAGTCGTTCAAGTTGACGCGAAAGATGTTTCATTTCCCCAACGCGCAAGAATGGGCAGACATGAAGACGGCTGAGGAAGAGGGGCGCCCGTACTTTGACCGCAAAGCCATGGCTGCCTTCGTGGGCAACGATGTCGTTGCTTCCATCGCGGAAACCATGTACAAGGACGCAAACCGCCGCCTGTACACCGTGCTCCGCATGCTGGACGCGACGGGAGAGGAGATCCCCACCGCCGAGTGCGAAGTGAACGACGGAGACTGGCTGCAGCACGTCTTCTATCTCTCGTTCATGCCCTGGTGCCCCATGAACTTCTTCAAGGTGGGCAACGTATTGGATCACATTGTATTCCTCCGCCAACGGGACAGCGAGGACCGCGCAGCTCAAGCCCGCGCGGCTGTGAAGAGTCATCCGATCCCCGGCGCCGTCAGCTACAGACACGTCAAGCGCGCGCGCATTGAGGAGGCAGCCGCACCGGTTGCGACCGACGTTGTGGAGAACGCGGAATAGCGCCCGTTCGTGATGGCAGTCCGGGCACAGGAACGGCGCGCCCTTGTTGTCCGGACGGTTGACGCACCACTTGCCGCCGCAGCCCACCTTCTTGCAGGAAATGCATGTAATTGAACATTCGTTGCAGACCGCGCACTCGCAGAACGCACACGAATGTTGATTGCACTCGAAGCAGAAGATCTCCTTGCACTGGCGACACTCGTCGAGGTTGGGATTCTGGGTGCAGTCGGAGCAACAGGACACACCGTCGGCCCCCTCGTAGATCGTTGGCTCCTGGCACTCCAGCTGGTTGCAGAACCACTCTTGGCAATGTCGGCACCAGAACGGATTGGTCACGCAATCGTCGCACAGCACGACGTCGCACGCGCAGCACCGAAGCAGCGGCTCCGTGTTACCACACCCGCGCAGAGGCCGCTCGCACGCCATGGCAGAATGCGGGTCAAATTGAACGGAATCGAACTTAATTCGCATTCCGAATGCGGGTCAATTTAGCTGAATACCCGCCATTCGCTCGGCGCACTTAGTTGGCGAACAAAGAGTTCGCTCACACTTCCAAACGTCCGCGCACTCCAAACAAGAAGCAATCCGCAACCATGGCCGAAGCCAAGAGCAACATCGTCGACAACGCGCAGTTCCGCACCGCCACCCTCACGGTGACCAAGGAGTCGATTGAGGAGGTGGAGCAACTCATGAAGAGCGGCGAGCACGCGCCCAATCGCAACGCGTTTCTGGTGCGCATCCCTCTGAGCCGCGTCTCCGAGTTCGTTCCCATTCTTGATCAACGCGGCTACGTGCACCAAGGCTTCCAGAAGAACCAGAAGATGCACGTCTTCTACCGCTGGTTCAACGCGGACCTTCCGTGCGGCATTCCTCAGCTGTACACGGCCCGCCTGGGCGTCACGGCTGCCGTGGTGGACAAGGACAACAAGATCTGTCTCATCACCGAGCTCAACCCAGACGGCACGAAACGCTTCAAGGGCAAGCTCAAGTGGGTCTCCGGCGCCGTTGGCGAACTGGAGGACATTCACACCGCCGCGGTGCGCGAGATGGAGGAGGAGATTGGCGTTCCGCAAAGTGCCGTCCTCTCTCTCACACTCATGGGCGGCTACATGCAAGCCGGCGACGAAGCCCGCGACGTGTCCAGCGACCGCATGGACGTGGTGGTCGTGCGACTGCGCGGAAGCGTGAAGATGGAGGATGGCGACTACGTCTACCGCCAACATGAGGAAAGCACCAAATTGGTGTTTGATCCCTCCGAGGTTGGCGGCATGACATGGATGACTCCGGATCAACTTCGTGCCATGGAGCCGGCTACGCTCCTCAACCCTGAGTGGCGCGATCAGTTGCTGACGATTCTGGAGAACAAGCGACTGCCGGAGCTGGAGCTGAAGTTGGATGCCAAGCGTCGGCGCGTGGACATCCTGCCTTGCGCGTAGTGTGCGTGTGTGTGTGTGTCAAACAATGAACTTTGTGTGCCGAACTTTGCGTCCCAGGGAAAAGCTAAGTTAGGTTTGTCCTAGTGCTGAAGCTAAGTGGGGTCGACTGTCGTCCCAGGGAAAAGCTAATCCGTCCTAGGGAAAAGCTAGGCGAAAAGCTATACGAAGGAGCTATGTTGAAGGAGCTAATGGTCCCATACAATTGACTTTTCGCGGAAATATTTTTTCTGAAAATCTTGACTTGGAGAGTATATGGGATTTTGAAATAAGTTAACTATGCCCTAGTAAGATAATTATTATTATCATATATTACTTACAAGTATATTGAATATCTGATTAGCTTCACAACTAGCTTCAGTACTAGGACGGAGAACAATGTAGCAGTTGTCAGTGCTTATCTTTTTCCGTCCTGGGGCTGAAGCTAAGGGGGGTCGGAAGTCGCCAAACCGGTCGCCCCGGCCGCGTTCCAAATCGCATTTGGAAACGCGGCTCCGCGGTCGGCGGACGGGCGGCCGGACTATGTAGCCTCAGCCCTAGGACGGAGCCGGTTCATAGTAGTGGATATACTACATAGACACGCGTCCTGGTGCTGAAGCTAGTTGAGAAGCTAATCAGATATACAATATACTTATAAGTAATATATGGGAATAATAATTATCTTACTAGGCTCTAGTTAACTTATTTCAAAATCCCATATACAAGAAAACAGAAAATTTTCAGAAAAAATATTTTGTGCAAAAACCGTTTGACCGGGCAAATTAGCTCCTTCAACATAGCTCCTTCGTATAGC